CTACCTTTGTTCCGAGTATAGCCTCAATCGTTTTCCAGAGGTGAACCGCGCCCGCTCTGTCTAGCCAACTTTTCTTTTCATCATTCATCGATATGTGATCGCCTCCTTATAAATACTTCGTTTGCAATACGTTATTTATATCAATCTACGGAATTTAAATGTGAAGGTGGATGCGGTGTCTGAATTCTTAGAACCCTTAATTTGGAGACGAAGATTTTTACCAGTCGTGCGTGGAGAGCGAGTAGTACGCAAATAAAAGCGTTGACTGTTTGGAGCATGACCGGCGTAATGTAAGGTTACCTCAGTAGATTCTTCACTATTTGTCTCTTCGGCATACCAAGACATGATTCCAGAAAATATATCCTGGTAAATACTAATGATTGGGCATTTATCAGAGTAGAATTGTACTGCGTAAGTTCCAGTTGGGATAGCATCTTTACTAATTCCTATATCCTGCCAATCGGTTGTGATCGTAATCTCTGGAGTTTGAATCGTCACCACATCCGGTATCACTTCACTCGCAATCTTGCTTTTAATCCAGCTCCACAGTGCACTTAGTGGCTTACGGTGATACCCGGCGGCATCCGTATTCATCACAACTTCGTCAGAATCTGTGGGGGGGGGGGTAAGAACCGTATTGAGGTTGGACGGAATAAACTCACTATCAACACCAATATTCATATTTCCTAAAGCCATAATTCGTACCTCCTTTAAGCTGTAGCAATTTTCTTCCAGTCACCCCATGAAGTTGTGCCTTGACGATAGTAAATGTTACCATTGCTAAAAGCGAATTCAAAAGAACCACCGCCTGATTCATCGTACCAAGAAGATAAACCAATCAAAAACGCACATGCATGACCACTTGACAGCCCAATTTTGTCACTAAGCTTCAAACCACGAAAAATCAGCCGACCGTTATAGTCGTTTCTATCAACGCCATAATAATCAGACGGAGAAGTGTTATCATTCCGATTGTCTCCTTCAGGGTAAAGGTCATTATGTATGTGAGCGGCAGGGTTAAATTCAGATGGTTTATTCTGCACTTCACTCCATTCAGGGAGCTTTTCGTTCCCGCTATTCATTTCTCCTAGCGCCATATAATCCTCCTTATCGCACGATATACCACTGTGCTGTGATTGCCGCAGACGGGATATTCTTCGCCCGCAGACGCAAATACCCATCAAAGCTCTCTGTATTCGTAAACTGAGCTTTCGCAGCAACACTTGTACTGATAGGAGCCACATTTACATTCACGATGTCATTCGCAGTCATACCAGAGCAGGCGATATCCACATAATTGGAGAACCCGGGAATCGTACTATCCGTCTTCCAGTTCGTGATGGGGATCGTAAACATATGAGGAACGACCACATCGGCCTTACCAGTCAGCTTCTCGTCCATCTCGGTCTCTGTGTAATAGCGCTCATCATGGGTATGGTCAATATCGCTTTTTCCGCTCAGTTTTGTATTGATTTCGTCCTTTGTAAAATACGTGTCATCGTGATTATGTTCTGTATTTGCTTTCCCCGCCAGAGCATCACCAACAGCCTTAGCATCGGCGGCGAAATTTTCTTTCGTCAGTGTTTTATCCACTGCAACAGAATCCAGCTTCAACTTGTTCAGCTCGGTGCGTACATTGGTCAGCCCAGCATCAGCCGATTTTGCGATACTCAGCGCCTCAGAGATCCTTGTGCCAGTTACCTTTGCATCAGCAGCACGTCCAGATACAGTCAGTGTCGCATCCACCACAACCTGCGGCGTAGGCAGGGGATTGCCGCTATCATCGACCATGCCGCCAGTAATCGCATCGATCTCATCATTCGTCAGTGCAGCCAACAGTTCATCCGGGTGCGGGGTATCAATCGTGATATCGCCTGTCTCGCCAGTTGTCACTGTAGTCACACCACCGCCAGCGATTTTGATTTTATCCTGCGCCGTACCGTTCAGGATTAGATTGATATTAACTTCGCCATTGACTGCGTTTTTGTCGGCTTCCAGTGTGAATTTTGATGGGTTCAAAAGAATCCAGTCATCGCCACTATAAACATACAAGCTGTCTGGACGCAGGTAGTAAATCTTATTAGACAAAGGAGCCAGCGGAAGCGAGCTTACGATCTCCAAGTCTTTGCTGATTTGAATTCGTCTTGTGCCGATATCTCGATAAGTGCTTCCAGTATCAGTACATACGATCAGTTGGCCGTCAATCACAGGAGCTTGATCCAGCTGAGACTGTGCGACCTCGCGTAATGATAAATTTGCCATACTCAACTCCTTTGCTTAATAAGATTCACCACACAGCGTCATTGCCATGTGGTGAAACAAATCAATTAGCCATCAAGGGATTTCCATGTAATAGCGCCTTCTAGCACCTGCACACGGCCATCCATAGTGGTATTCAGGCCATCTGCATAAGTCTTTGCACTAGCCAGAGCGTTATCGGCCTTCTTTGTTGCATCAGCAGCAGCAGTAGAAACCGCTTCATCCTTAGCAGCAGCCAGTTCGTCCTGAGTGGGCTTTGCATTCCAAGCCTTGCGCTCGTCAGCAGTAATGTGCTTCACAGCATCCTTAATATGCTCATCCAGCTTGTCGTTGACGACCTTAACCTTCGCGTCTGCCTCAGCCTTGGTGTAAGCGTCCGGTACTGCAACATACAGACCATCTTCCTCAACGGTGATGCTGTTATTGCCCTTGGTAGACACACGCACATTGACAGAGATCTTATTGTCATCAGAAACAGTGACCTCAGCAGTAGGAGTGACCACACCAACATAAATATCGATCAGAGCGCCAACAGGGATTTTCACGACCTCACCAGTGGTAATAGTCAGCTCGATCTCGTGGGTATTTGTGTTGTAAGTACCTGTCTTCACAACCAGATCCTTGCCCAGATTGATCACCAGCTCATCGCCACCAAACACAGGTAGCTTGATGGTGCGGGTCTCAGCATCATAGGTGGGATCATGGGTCAGGCCGCTCATCACGGTGGGAACAGGAGCACCGTTCTTTGCCACACTCAGAGTGCCGGTAGCAGGGGAGTAGGTGACATCCGTAACAAACAGACCTTCCTTGCCCTCGGTTGCGGCAATTTTTGCATTCACATAGTCAGCCACAGCCTTGGTGGTGGGCAGATTGTCGTCGCTTGCATCCGCATTGGGAATCTCAGTCACAATGGGGCGATTCAGCTGTACGAACTCAGTGCCATTCCAGATGTGGAAGGTATAGTCAGTCATACGGATATACAGCAGGCCCTGAATCTGGCCGCTTGCAGGCAGAGCGCTCACCAGCTTGCAGCTCTTGGTGTACTCATCAGTACCCTTGAAAATCTGGCGTGTGTCTGTAATAAAATACAATGTGTTGGCATCTTTGGTAGTCAGCTTATCATAATTCGCTTTTGTACCGTAGCCAAAATTTACATTAGCCATCTTTGCCTCTCTTTCTTAAAATTCTTGCCAAACAAAATTTGTCGGCTCAACGTAAAAAGGTTCAATAGAAAAAAGCCCCGTGGCTTCGCTTTGTTGAACGATCCACGGAGCATATTTGCCTTTTTCGTCTTTCACCATAACGGTTTGACCTGCATAAGTGTCTTCCGTCTCATTTAATTGCTCGTTTGCTTCAGTAACGCTGGCGAAACAACGATTGCGAGGACGAATCTTTTGAACGGATAGGTCATCACGCACATACATGAACTCTGAAGAATCCTTTGTGATGATCATATCCCTGCCGTCCAACATTCCCAACGCAATCGCAGCTTCTACATCTTCGGCGTTGCCATATCCAAGCTTGGAATATTTAGCCTGTGCCATCTTTGCCTCCTTATAAAAGAAGCGGATGGCTTAGAACGGAACCACCCGCAAACTACCGTCTTCAGTTTCGACGCTCTCCTGAGTAATCTTGACCGCACTGCCGATCGGCTTACCGTTGGCCAGCAGCTGCAGAGTATGGTCGTCGTTGTAGCTCAGGTCATCAGCCTTACCATCCAGAATAGCGTTGTTACGATCACTCAGTGCCTTGATCTGTGCATTCAGTGCGATAATGCGCTGGTCAAGTGCACCCAGAGCCTCATCAGGAACAATGTCGCTCCAATTCTGGATGGGAACAACAGTGATTACGCCGGGGCCAACCTTCCGCACATGCTGAACAGTTGTGCCATCTGGGTCCATTGTCACATCAACGAATGTCAGCTGGATCTGGATATCGCCCGGCTCATTTGTCAGGTTGGTGTCGATAGGCAGCTTATACTCCAGCTTGTTCTTATAAAGCTCTTCTGATTTCTCCAGAATCTCTGTCTTATATCGCTTGCTGATGGGCAGAACGTACTCAAGCATCACGGTGAATTCACTCATGTCAACGCCCTTGTATGTAGTGTCAGCCAGAAAGTGGAGAGTGTCCACCTGCTTGCTGCGCTCCATAATGCGTTCTCTCTTACTTACAGTCAGCGTATTGTCCTCATTGATCAAAAAGGTATACATATCACACCTCCTTCCTGATGATATACAGATACTCGTCCTTTGAGATTTTGTGCCCGGCAAACAGATTGTCCAGGAGCTTGTCCTGAATCATTCCGTCATTGTACAGCCGATGCATACTCTCAACGAACTCGCTATACTTCCTCTCGTCGCTCATAGCAGCCCTCCTTGAATCAAACTCAAAGTGTAAGCATCAATAATAGCCTCAGGCGTTTTACCACCCAAGGCTTTCAGCTGCTCATATTCATACAGGTCAATTTCCTGCAGTTCCACTGTGTCATACTCGGGGCAGGGGATGAGATAATACCCATCCACATGCCAGATATGATTGCCGTCACTGCTGATAATTCCCTGTGCATCATCCTCCGTACAGTTCACCATAATGTCGTGCTTGGGCTGATACTTTACAAAGCGCAGGTGGTCAAGAGCATCGATCACCCGGCCATTTTTCAATACCTTGTAGTACACTCTCAACACCTCCTTAAACGCTGAACATTAGGCGGATACCCTGTGCATTGTTTGCAGGGGTAAATCCGTAATATTCGCCAGTCACAGTCACAGACCAGAAATAACTTCCATACTGAGCATTCGGGCTTCGTGTCCAATATGCGGCAGGATTGCCATTCTCGTCAGTGCATATGCGGCTGGTAGTATCGGGCATAAAGCTGATTGCTGTACCTTCGTAAATATAAGGCTCAACATTCTGAGGGGGGAACAGCTCGGCTACAGAGGGCAGATAGAAATAACTATCCGCAGTCACAACTTCGCTGCTCTTATCGCCAATGGTACTGCCAACCTTGACCTGTTTGATGATCTGTTGCCAACCAATCGGGAGAGCGTTCAGAATACGACCGTCAAGGAATGTACGGATATTCGCATCTGCCCAGCCGCCAGTGTTGGTGGAACCAGTATTCAGAGCCATCTTCTGACCAAGCAGCCCAGCCTGAATAAAGCTGATAGAACAACGCTTGTTGGAATTGTCGCTCAGGTAATACTGTTTGAAGCCACAAGCCTCGAAGGTGAAGTCCTCATGTGTCCATGCGGCCAACTTCCGGCAGGCAGCATCACCCAGATCGGTATACCAGAGCTTGCCCCAGTAGATCGTGCCCTTTGCGTAACGCTCATAAGCACCGTCGTCTGCTTTAGCACAACCAAATACCAGAGTGGCATTTGTCTGTGTGGTGCGAGTGCGGTTTAGCTGAATATAGCCAATCTCAGCAGCAGTGGTGTTTGCCGCATAAACATGGATGCCATTTTCGCCCTTAGTATGGCGCAGAACGATCATATCACGAGTGCCTAGATGTGCGCCGTTTGTAGACTCAGTGCCCCATGCAACCTTAGAGCCATTGCTGACCCAGAAGCGGAAGCCGTTCATGCCGTTGGTCTGGAAGCACTGAGCAATCACAGAGTTTGCGGCAGAATCTTCATCGATTCGATAGTCCAGTGCCATAACCCAGCTGCGGTCCTCAGACAACAGAGATACGCCGGTATCGACATAATTCTTGCCAGTAAAAATCTTCGGCTCGTTAAACAGAACTTTCTCTTCCACGTCGCTAAAGGTGAAGTCATTACCCATCTTGATGGTGATAGCGGCTGTGTCAGAAACAACACTCTGCTCCAGATTCACCTTGGTCATGGCATAGATCTCAACAGGGCGCAAGTCACTCAACTGCGTATCTCTGAAGTAGCCGCTGACGTATTCGCATATATCATAAACAGCATTGATATCCTTGTCGCCATTGACATAGCCGCCCTTGTCCCAGCCGCTGAACAGATAATATTTATAAGCAGTCTCTTCGCTGGTATAGGTCGGAGTGTCGCCATCATACAGAACCATAGAGCCATACGGAGCAGTTGTCTGCTGTAGAACAGCGCCACGGTTCATATAGCGCACACGATACTGACGCACAGATTCATCGTACACAGCAGTAACAGTCTGATTCTCAAAAACAGGAGTGAACTCGGTGTCCCAGCCGCTGAATGTAAACACTGTACTGATGGTACTCGGGAAGGTAGGTGTCGGGATCGGATTGTCAGAGCGGGTCACAGGGTCAACTGCACGCTCGCCCTTGTCGATATACTGGATATCCAGAACAGCGCCATCCTTATTCACGAATTTCCAAGCATACTGGTTGATCATGGTGTTGTAAGTGACCTCCAAATCAGGCCAGCGCTCTGTGTACAGCAGCTTCTCACGCTCACGGATGATGGGCACATGCACTTTGCCTTCCACGACAGAATGGTCAGTGTTGTAGCCATTTTCATCCAGACCGCTCATTGCATACAGGCGATTCAGCAAGGAAGTATCAGCCAGCTCCCAATCAATGCCGGTAATACGCACACGGTTCAGGTTGGTGCACTTGTCCAGCATATCTTTCAGATCGATGGTTGCACACTTCTCAACGGTCAGCGTAGTGATATTGGTGTAATCCTCAATCGTCAGGTCAGTCAGATAGTTCAGATTCTTTGCGGTCAAACTGGCGATTGCAGGCAGGTGGGCGATTTTGATCTTGCCGCCGCTTGCAAAGGAGACACCGGTAATGCCAGAGCCGTCAGCATAGAACTCGGTCAGGCTGGTGCATCCGGTCAGACCAATAGATTTCTTCAGGTTTGGCACGTTCTGCAGGTTCAAATGTTCCAGTAGAGTGTTATTACCAACAGCGAAATCGGTCATGTTCGTGTTCTTATAGCCGCTCACACCGGAACCAACTTTCAGCTCTGTCAGCTTAACACCGTGGCTGAAGTCAACATAGCCGGGATAGAAGCCAGAGATATCACCAATGCTCTGAATAATAGAAGCATTATAGATATAAACTTCAGTATCGTTCATTGCGGTGATGGGGCATTCAATCGTGTAGGTCTGTCCGCGCTTGCCACGCACCTTTACAGGGTTAGAGCCGTACAGAACAGAGATATAGGTATCAGCGTAAGGTGTGATATGGAATGTGCCGTCCGGTTTCACGCCAGTCCAGTTGGTGGGAGTATAGCCACGAATGGTCATATCATCACTGGTTGCGGCAGAGCCGGAATACTTAGATGCCATGTACTTTTCCTGATAACGCTGGAACTGCCGACGCTGATGTCGCTTGTTGCCATGCATCATAGGCAGATAGCTGGTGGTATTGATGGTGGGATCTTCGTAGGTGCGGAAATATTTGCGACGCATATCCATGATCCAAAGCTTTTCGGGCTTCACATCCTGATATTCCTCGAACTTTTTCAAGATACGGGTCGCACTCCATGCCAGCGCATTCTCACGGTTGCGGAACATCGCTGCCATCTCATCGGGGAACAAGTCGCGCAGCTTGCACCACAATTTGGAGTCAGCAGCGTTAAACACATTCTTTGTACCGATGGTATCAGTGTCCTCGTAGCCATAAGTCAGAGTCAGACCACCCTCGTTATCATTGCCCATGGCGGTATCGTTATCGTAGTCAAAGCAGAAGTCCCAGTGGACCAGATCGCTGGTATGCGGGAACACGTTCTTTGCACGGTTATCAACCATAGTGTGGCGTTCAGTAAACAGATAATGGAAAATAGCAGAATCCAGATCAAAGTGATCCTTGAAATGTGCCTTGAATTCCTCATCATCCGCATTCACCACCCAGTTCTGAGCTGTGATCCACGCCTGTTTGCCAGCCTCGATCTCTTCCTCAGTGCAGGCAGGGTTACTGTAACGGAACTCAAAGGAATGGTCGCCGTCCCAAGTTTCCTGCGAGAAATCGCCACTCAGGAAGCGGGTCTGCTCATCGGCGTTGTTGTCGATCTCAACGATAAATTCCTTGTGGTTCTTAGGGTCCATACCCATCGTATCTTTATTCTTTTTGGAGTTGCCAATGTCGCCGCAGGCATAGAAGTGCCACTGACCATCGTTAAATACGGTCGCATTGGTGGTATCGGTCTCCTGAATAAACACGACACAGGGATAGAACGCCATTGTATCACGCACTTTAGGATTATCCTTTTTGGCCTGACGCACATAAGGGTTAAATTCATTGAAATCATCCGCCAGCAGGGCGTTATTTGCATTCTCAGAGGAAGCAACATTGACTTTGATGTTAAAATACTTCTCAGGAACGCTATTTTCAGTCAGTGCATAGGTGTCGCCGGTAGTGTCATCACCAAACGTAAAGCCGCCATTGCAGTTGATATCAATGTTTCGGGCAGATGCGCCATAGTGGTCGGAACTGGTGCCTTGACCCTTATGGGAGCCGGTAGCAGTCCAGTTATCCTCCTTAGCACGACCATTCTTATAGATCTGCTGGATCGTGGTATTGGCGACCTCGTTCTTCTTGCCGGTTGTGAAAGTAGGTGCTGAGATCTTGATGATACGCAGATCGGGGCACTTCTCTGCCAGCAAGTCAGGGGTCAGTTCGCCGCTCGCATCCGTAATGTCGTTGCGCATATAGCGAGAAACCATCTCTTCGGCGTTTTTCGCATCGGCAATAAAGTTGTCCAGAATCTCGTCATCCGTCAGGTTCATACCGTAGCTCTTCATGCGATACACGATAACGTCACAATCGTCAGAGCCAATGGTAATGCCAACGGGAGCAGCCTGAGTAAAGCTGTCGCTAGTATCATACAGTTCAACACGGCAGGGGATACCGTCACACCACAGAACCATCTCGCGGAACTGTTTGTCCGGCAGAATATTGAACTCGAACTCAAGGAAATCGTCCTCACAGATGGGCAAATCAATACTGTTCTGGTGACTGGTCAGCGTAACTTTCTGAGCCTGAATGTTCAGACCAACACCGCCATTCAAACAAGTCACGGCAGTAGCATCATAGTTGCGGACGTTCGTGGTCTTAAACACCAGCTTGAAATTCTTGCCGCTCTTCTTTGCATCGTCTGCGAAAAGCTTATAACTGATGGTAGCAGTCGTACCAGCCTTGACACAGAAGTAGGTGTCGCCATCTTCATCGATCTGATAGCCGCCGTTCACCCAGTCAAAGTTGTCGCTGACAGTCATCTTATTGCTGCCGGAACTCCACAGGCGGTTCACATCTGCGTTGCTGCGGCCAGCGGGGTTAAAGTCCAACATCAGGCCGGTTTTAACGGGCTCAATGGTGATACCCAGGTCTTCGATCTTTGCGGTGATGCTCTTAATGGTAGCGCCGCAAGTAATGGTCAGAGTGTGAGTGCCAATATCAGAAGATTTAAAACTCCAAGTCTGAGCAGTACGGCCAACAGTCAGTGTAGAAGTCTTAATACCGTCAACTTCCAATGTGATGTTTGCAGTAGAAGAGGCCGGGTTATAGACAGTGTAAACAATGCTGGTGGTACTATACTGTTTTGCGGTGAACTCCTTTGTGGCGCAGCTGATGATCGGTGTGTTATTGCCTTCCTCTGCCCACATGATATCTTTATAAATGGTATTGCTGGTCACAGCTTTGCCATTGATATTTGCAGTCATGGTCACTTCCAGCAGGTGAGCGCCGTGTCTCTGTGCCGGAATCGCATAAGTCATCTGTCTGCCGGTAACCGCAGTTGTAACACTACCAAGCTTTTTGCCATCCAGAGTAAAGGAAACGTCCTTATTGATATTTCCGTATGGAGTAAAGCGGAAAGTAACTTCACCACTATAAACCAGAGAATCATCGAAGATACTCTCCAGATAAAACTCGACAATATTGATATTCCAAGTCTTTGAACCCATGCTGCCCACGGAGTCAGTGACCTGCAATTTGATTTTATTATCGCCATTATGCAGATACTGAGTGATATCGAAGCTGTTCTTGCCCTGATAAACAGTCGTAGTAGCGACCTTTGTGTTGCCAACATACCATACGCCGGTAGCATCGCCCGTGTCTTCGCCAGAGTTATCCACAGAAGTAAAGTTGAACTCGACAGTTGCGGTATCGCCCTTGACAACAGCGATAGAGGATTCGCCAATACGCTCAATAGTGATCGTAGAGGTGTTGCCACCGCCACCGCCTCCACCTTCAATAATAACAGTGGTCTTGACCGTACCGTTCTCTAACAGGTTCAGCTTGGAATCTTCGTAAGTGATATCGTACTCGCGGCCAGAATTCTCATCGGGCTTAAAGTATTTCAAGGTCTCTTGAATCTTGGCGATATCCGCATTGGCCAGGTCAACAGAGGTCTGAATGCCGCCAACCGTATTCTTCAGGCCGCTCACATCACTGGATAGCACATCAACGGTCGTCTTGTCTGCTTTCTTATCGAGTAGTGCGTCTGTGGCTTCCTTATTATAATAGGAGGACTTCAAAGTCTCAGGCAGGTCGCCAACACTATTCTTCAGCTCCTGCACAGCGGCATCATTTGTAGTCTTATATTCGGTCAGCTCAGTCTGAACAGGGGTCACAGCAGTGCTGATTTTATTGTCTACAATACCATTGTACATGCTTACCCACTCAGCAGAAGGGTCAGTGTTCAACTTGATCTTTGTGATTTCTTCAGCACCATTCAGAAACGTCAGAGTGCGGGTATCGTTGTCATACTGCACATTGAAATTTGCCAGACCATCCACGGCAGCGATCTCACCACGCAGCATCGTAACAAAGCCGTCAACCTCGTCCTTTTTATAGAACTGCGCCAGCTTTTCATCCACACTTGCAACTGCATTCTTTGCGTCCTGTGCGCTCTTCTCAGCAGCGGTTGCGGCAACCTGTGCTTCGCCAACTTTCTGACTCATTGTTGCCAGGAACTGTGTATACCAGTCGTTGCCACTCGGATCAACCATCTGCTTGCCGGTCAGCGATTTTAGTACATTCAGTCGGCCATTCGGGCGGGTGCGCCACAGATAGCTCTTGGTAGTGCTTGTATTCGGAACATTCACAGCACCGGATGCCATGATTTCGAATTGCAGCTCGCCCTCTTTGGCAGTAGCGTCATTTGCCACCAACCAGTAAAAGCGGATTTTTGTATTGCTGTAACTCACGTTGATAGGGGAAGCATAGTTCTCCTCTCTGTCTGCATTCAGGTAGTGGATCTGAATCGTCATCTGAAGCAGGTCAATACCATCATAGTAACGAGGCATTTCAAACGGAATGACCTGAGAGTTGGACTCCTGTGTGATGTTGATCTGATTGGCATCCAGCTGAATGTCTTTGTTCTTGTCGATGTAAGACCACTGGTCATCAGAGTAATCAGCAAACCAGGTGTAATTGCCACTACGCTCAAATGTCTCTTCTCCGTTGTCGTCATACACGGCAATTTGGTCTTGGTCGTTTAATTCCAGAGTTGCGACATCTATATCATCAACAGAAACATTTGCGGTACTTGCGGCCTTTTTCGCAGCTAACCGCTTAGATTCTCCAAAAGATAGTGCCATTTGCTCACTCCTCTCTTATTGTTCATCTGCCGTAGTGGCAGTTATTTCGGGGAAATATTTATCAAACAAATTGTCCTGATAGAACGTATATTTGTTGTTTACGATATAAGTGTAATATGGGTAATAGCGGCTCAAAGAAAGCGACATTGTGCCCTCGCCCAGATTCATAGAAATGCTCTTGATGATCCAGTCAACAGGAGTCTTGCCGCCCAAATATTTGGCAGCATACTGGATCTTTTCGTTTACATCGAGCCACGGAACCAGTCTTGTTGTCACACTCAGGCCGTCTGTCAGGCGAGCACGCTTCCATAGTTCGTATTGACAAACTTCCATGGCTGCATCATCCGTTGTGTAGTTCTCGTAGTCTCCACCTGATAAAATTTCAGTTCTACGACCAATTTTTTCAATAGACAGCCGTGCATTGTACAAGTCATCAATGTTGTTCGGGTCATTCACACAGATGAAAGCCATGTTATCGCAATTGTCTTCTGCCTTTTGAGCTTCGATCTCTTTGGCGGCTGGGATTTCGTCTACCAGTTTTGCCATAGCATGACTTTGCTGTTGACCGAGGAAGTAAATGCGGCCAGTATTCGGATTCCACTGAAGCACATAATACTTCGTTGCCTTAATACAACCGGGGTCCTGAATAATATCCGAACCGTTAGCGTCAGTCAAAGAACGATATAGTGTACTTGTCTTTGTCTCAGAGTGAATCTGTTCATTGCCGTCTTTGTCTTTAGGTTCCTTCCATGTAAATGTCAACACTACCGTCATTGCACCGCTTACAACATTACCGTTTTTGTCTGTTTTAGCGGCCTCAACATTTGCAGGAGCCACAAAAGATACTTTCGTTTCGCTCGTCAATGCTGTTTTTGTCGCATCCAGCACAAGATTGAGGGTCTTATTTGTGCCAGACCATCCTTTTACAGTGGCTGCTCCGTCTGCTTCAATCGTCGCACCAAACACTTCAACACAGTTTCGAACAGCAGCATAATCCACCGTAGCCGATTCACCATCGTTGGTTACAAGCTTCTCGAACACTTCTGGGTCAAGTACAGGCGGGTCGTCAAACCCACTGGGGATTTCCTTGCATACAAACACATCATCATCAAAATACATCTCAAACGGATAATATAGGTCACGCAATTCTGAGAGAATATCCCAAACAGTCGAGCCAGTATCATAATCCAAGTCGTGTGGAACAGTGCGGCTCCAATAGTCGATAGAATATTTCTTAAACTCCGTCTCGTCTCTTAATACCGCCCAGATTGCGTCACCGATACGAGTGTTTTTCTCAATACGATGTGTGCCGCCAACCAGCTGTCCGCCCAGGTCTCCGTTGATGCGAGAAACCAAGTCAACACAACTGGCCTGCACGGTATTTTCTGTTGCACTGTATGTAAAACCATTGGACGTAAAGGTATAGCATCCTTCGTTGTACCAATAGATTTTCACACCATTAACATAAGAACTGTCAGCTGAATTGGAATAGCTAAGGAACAGGTCGTTATACAGCTCATTCAGCGCGGTCTTTGTGTCGATCACTTCCGCCTGAATGTCGTGCATGGAATGTCCTGCAAACACACTGGTTTTTCCGTAGGTCTCCCTTAGTTCGTCCTCACTCTAACCGGCAATAGCAGAAACATCTACCTTGCCAAGCGTAACTCCGTTCAGAACCATACCTTCAACAGCAGCAATCATCCCATGGACGTGCATTTTATTGCCATACACGAAACTATCGATGCCTGATTTATCTACCTCAAGGATATTGGCATGGGAGAGACCGCCGCTCATTGACTTCGCTTTTGTTGCCACAGCATCCAGATAAGCACAGATATCATCCTTCACAAGCGGCACAAGTCCGTCTTTGGTCTGCAGCATCGGTGTAAATGCGATATAAGGTCCATCTTGACAAATTGGGTCATCACTTCCCAAAACTGTAGAGTAATCACCAAGTTTGGTGTACCATTCCTCTGCTTCAGCTGGGTCATCCGGTGGCGTGCCGTCATTGATCTGGTCAAAGAACGTATGATACTTTGAGATATTGGCTCGTGTCCACACCAGCACATCTCGATTCAGGTTGTCGATATTGCCGTATTTTGCATAGCCTCTGTTTGTGATGTCTTGAATCAAATCATCATAATTCTTCGCAGCGAGCTGATAATCCGCATTTTCCCTAATCATCTCGTCAATACTCTTTGAAGCACTGATTCTCGACATTCCTCTTCCTGACAGACCAATGAATACACGCACATTTTTACTGATCCAATCTTCTTCCGTCAGGTTGGAAATGCCACTCTTCTTACCCAAGTACAGGGTCACATTAAAGGTTCGCCGCACGTCAGATTCTGAGTCGATAGAAATAGAACCATCGATCACAAGACCTTCCAAACTATCAATTGTAATAAAATCTTTGTTCAGCATATCAATGCGGCAGTAAATATTAGACGAATGATTGTTCAATAGCGCCAGGTCTGCGTCAGTCGGAAGATATGTCATACGCTGCCTCCCGGCTGATAATCACTCAGCCCATTGTTATACATGTCGCTCTCACTCTCTGCGTCACCGAGCTCCACAAAGTCGAACTCCAATACGCCCTTGTCGTAGTGGTCAGAGCAGGAGATCGACACATTGCCATTGACACCCATTAGCCATCTGCGACCATCAAACATCTTCAACAGCTTTGCACTGCCGTTGGTCAGCCACTCACTCAGCTCATCACGGAACGCATTGCCGCCATTGATATCAAAGTCTTTCATTGTGTTATCAAAACGTATGCCAACACCAGAGAAGTGGCCGCTGTAATAATTGGCTTCACTGCCAGCAAACAGATACGGGTACTTGCTTCTCATCGTCTCGACAACTGTAGCAGAACGTACCTTCTCAACACTGTCCACCTTCGGTTCAAGGAAGATGTGGTAGGTCTTATTGCCGTCAGTAATCACAGCACCATCAAAGTCACTTACAACGCTGGCCTTTGCATAACCAAGCTCAATGCCATTTGCAACGGGAGCTACGGCGTACTCATAGTCGGTCTTGCGGCCAATGGCGTATAGGTCGGTATAATCAATCATCACATAACCATCGTCAGCGCTGTACATATAAAAGTCATTGAAGTCTTTTGGCTCCAAATCCTGATTCTTTGTTGCTGATACCTCAACACGATAGTATTTCATGTTGTTCAGGAAGGTCTCAGAGAACCACTCTTTATACTCACTGGAACTCCTAAATTCATCAGTCGATGTAAAATCACTTGATGCTTTGATGAATTTCCGGTCAGCGGTATACGCAATCAGACAAAATGCCTTGTCTTCAGATTTGAACTGGAAAGAAAGAACTCGATCCTTATCGATATAACCAGAAGTCACCGCCTTATAGTTGCCCATCGGCTGACCAGTCGTTTTATTGATGTGCAGGTTCGACCAACCCATCTTCATAATGACATGGTTCAAGTCGATCTCTTCCTGATAAAGCGAAGTCCAGATAGCTGCACCTTTCTTGCGCCGCTTGATCCGCAGGGCATTTGCACCGCTGCTTCTTGTCAGGAAATACTGTGCGTGCATACTGATATTAGCCATACGATAATTATTCTGCACGGTGAATTCTACGTCATCCACATACTCTGGATAGTCAGTTCGGAACGCCTGCAATCCAGTGTCCAGCTGATAGCCGCCAACAGACTCTGCCGTCGCTCTCAGATAGTACAGGGTATGGTTGTCCAGTCCATCGATCTGGAACCCCTTCAAAGAATCGCGATAATAGTAACTCACCGACTTTTTCAGCAGCTCACGATTCGCATCATAAAGCCAAAATTCATAACGATTTACAGATTCACCCTCCGATACCTTATACTTGTAAGAGAACTCAAAGGAATAAGAAGGGTAGGGGATAGTGGTCACGCCAGAAGAACTCAGGTCGTTCAGTTTGATCGTTGGTTCCTCATGGCAGTAGAATAGCAGCTTATCCGAGTATTCAGAAAATAGATTCGTGCCCTTCAGCCGACAGCGAATAATCATATAATACGGATCTTTGCGATTCTCAAACGTGCCTGCGGGAATCGTAAAATATCGTGCTAGACCAGTGCCACCGGCAGGGAATGTGCCAAACTTATACACACCTTTTGAAAGCGTATCACCCTGTAAAATACTGCCCGTCGGAGTATCGAAGACGATAAGAGCAATGATATCAATGTCTGCGTATGCGGCAAACTGAAATGTATGATCCTTTGTGGCATCAAATGCGCCGATTTTAGATAGAATTGGTTTCAAGTTATCACCTCCGAATTATTCCTTCGATATATAGCAAAGCTCACCATTGGTATTTACGGCCAGATTCAATGCGGCCAGAAAATTGTCAACGGTGATTCCAGAAATCGTTTTATTGATATCTGATACGTTCGTTTTTAAGGTCGAGATATTTGAGTTCGCAGCCGAAATCTTACGTGTCACATCCTGATAATGATTGGATTCAGCTGTTTTTGCCTTATCGAGGTCTGTCCTTAACAAAGAGATATCAGAAGTATTTTGCTCAATATTACTTGTATTGTCGCCCACCTGCTTTTTGGTAGCGATATAATCCCTATTTGTAAACCCGCCAATATTATCGTTAAAGCCATTCATTGAGCGCCATAGGTCGGCAACATCATTGGCTTCTTTTGTTTCAAGAGCGCCTACTCGTTCAACTGCCGCATTTGCAGTTGTATCATCCGTATACTTTGTCGCAACAGCCCAGTCGCTGAATGTCCATTTTTCAGTTTCACCTCTTGCAGTAATACAAATATACAATGCACCACCGATACCGCCATAAATCCATAGATCATTCACATCGTATGGAACAGTCGGTGTTTCAGTAAAAACACGGACCTTTTCTGTTGCAAGATCTCGTGCGGACGTTGCCATCGACAGTGCATTGATAACACCGGCGTCCACAATCTCCATCCAGAAATATTGCTGTTTATCCTGGTCATATACCCAGCGATAGCAAATACCAGTCCTTTTATCATAGTAGATGTCGTTGACGTGTGCTTGTTTCTCTTCATCTGTCTTCCAATCTGAGGCAGGGTAGTTATATGTATGCGGATGACCGTTTCTATACCAAGTATTGATGGTATTTTTCAGCTGATCCTGAACAGTATCTTCTGTCTGCTGGGATTTGTCTTTCATAGACTCAAACTCGGCATTCAGGCTATCGACACCGGACACCAGAGATTTCACTGTTAGAATCTCAACGCTGGTATTACTCTCCGATACGATCAGGTTACGGAAGTTGCCCTGCAATGCAGTCACAACAACCTTCTGGCCCACAATATAATCATGGTTTGTTACAATGCCGTACTCGCCACCGAATACAGCGATTTTATAGTGCTGGTCTTCTTTTTCTGTAATCACTCCATAGGCGGACACGTCAAATTTTGCATTCTTTACAGCGCGTTCAGCGGCAGAAGTTACAACCTCGGCCAGCACATCAATAGCTGATTTATCTGCCATTTCTTTTCCTCCTAATCAAAAATAAAAGCCGACCCGCTAGGATATCCTAGTGGTATCGGCTGTAAAAGCTATTACTTACCGCTTGCTTTGCATTTGAGCAACCTTAGTCGGTAACTTCTGTTTGATTTCATTCGCCAGAGCGTCAGAGCTGCCAACAGGATTCGTGATAATAATATCGCCAATCGAAGTTGTAACATCTCCACCGCCACCCTGAACAATCGGTTGAGAACCGTACTTTGACATCTGTTTCTGGAACCATGCATCCGGGTTGCCACCCATCTCAAACAATTTCGATGTGATATCAGCAGGGACAACACCATCGCCGGTCTCAAGATAAGTGTACCGACCGGAATCCGGCTTACGAACCAGCATCTCAGGACCCTGCTCATCGACATTAGCAAAATTAGACTTCTTTATTTCCTTTGTGCCACTTGCAAAACCAAGTAATGATCCAAGGAACTTAAACGGTGCTGTAACAACATCGGCTATGCCTTGGCCAACGCCTCTAATGAACTGCCCGGCTCCTTCCGCAATATTCTCAAGAGCCCCTTTCTGTTTAGCAGGCTGTTGAGCAGTTTGTTGTTGCTGTTGTGTCTCTTGCTTTGCTTTCTCCGCCTTTGTAGCGACAGCTTCAAATGCATCACCTGTGGTCGCCAAATCGTTTTTGATCGATGTAACGGCAGCTGTACATCCGGCCTTGATGGCGTTGTAAGACTGATCCATCACCCACTGCATATTGTTTGCTAAATTCGTAGCGCCAGGTTCTACATTCTTCCACGAATTGTCTGCATCCGTTTTCAACTGACCATTCTCACCAAATGTATTAGAGCTCGAAGAATCAATCTCGGCATAACCATCTTTCACCGTTCCCTGAGTCATTTCTGCCAGATTAGTTACGCCAGCTTCGTTCATGCTCCAACTATTGTCAAAGCACGCACGCATATCGTACATCAGCTTCTGGGTGTCTTGGCTGGTGTCAGCCCATGCCTGCTCCATTGTCTTTTGAACATTGGTACTCAGGGTCTTTACACCACCGCCAACCTTAGTCCAGCTGTGACCGAATGCCTTGGAAATCTCATTCATGGCCTTATTTGTGCTGTCAACAGAAGACTTATAAGACTCATTCAGCTTTTTAGCAATCTCCTCGGACATATCGCCAGAAGTAGAAGCAAGGTTGTTCCATCCGCTGGTATAGATCTTTTGCAGCGAATCAAACATCGTATTGGTGACATCCTCAACCTGTTCAGCGCTCAGGCCGGTATTCTCGTTCAACGCATCAAAGGTATTATTCACCAGTTCATTCATCTTTTCAGACATCTTTTTGCTGGTTGCTTCAATATCCTTCGTATCCAGACCGAGCTCACCAGCCACAGATTTCCAGCTGGACTCAAAGTTGCTCGTCATAGACGAAATTTGGCTCTGAGCCGCTTTCTTTGTATTGCTGGTCGATTCAGTTACCGTCTTAGAGGAGTTGATCTTGCCAACCGTAGACATACGATACGCAGTCTTGTTGACAAAATAAAACATGCTTTGAATGGCGGCGATGATCGGATTATCGCTCTTCTTGAAGATATCAGAGAGTCCAGACATGAACTCATTTGTATCGCCAAGGACTTCATCATACTCATCCTTGAAAACCGAGCCAACGCCAGCGGCTGCCGCAGCTGCTGCACCGCTCAATTTTGCATTCGGACCTTGGGCACTCATACCAGCACCAGCAGCAGCACTGCCAGTCACTTCGGCCAAGCCCTTTGCCAGCCAGCCTTCAGGATCTTCGCCAATAGCCATCAGGTTGTCTGTCTGCTTGGCGGGGATAACACCGTCGCCCTTTTCCAGATAAGTCATACGACCTTCATTGGGTTTACGGACAATCAGCTCTTCGCCCTTCTCATCGACGTTAGCAATCTGATCCTTCTTAACACCACGAGTACCTTTTGCGTACTTCTTTGCCTGGAATGCCGGAGTAGGTTCATCGACCTGTGTGCTGGAAACATTACTTGCAATCGAAGCAATCGTGGCAATCAGAGCAACGGCACCTGCAACTGCGGCGGCTGCTGCAATCCAACCAGCGACAGGAATGGAGGCCAGAGCGGCGGCAATAGCCTGCATCATAGCAGCCATAGCACCGCCAACGCTTGTCACCAGAGTACCAAGTCCAGCAAAGATAGAAGGGAAGAAGCTCACAACGCCAGACGAGATAGCACTACCAATTGACTGTGCGCCAGCCGCAATTGGGCCAAACATACTTCCGATGGTATCAACAATATTTAACAAACCACCATTAGCGACATTATTTGCTGTTGAGAATCCGTTCGTAAAGAACCCAATAATATCAGTAAACAGGTTGCCTGTTTTACCAGAAATGGCATCACTTACACTATTGAAAATCCCGCTTATATCCCATAGATTTCCATTAGTTGCACTTAAAAGACGATCAAAGAAGTTACTAGATGTTCCTTCAATACTACGTGTACCAACAGATACATCACGACCGATGATTTTTAATTTCGCATTATTCCAAGAAATAAGATCATTGAAACTTTTTCTGTTCTTACCAGTAATCCAGTTCCAGCCGTCAGAAACAGCCTTAGCTGCTCCATCGAACATCTTCTTGAAACCGCCACCAAGATCAAAGTTACCGCTTTCGCCAGTGAATATGTTCTTGATCTGGTTGAAAAGTCCAAAGATTCCACCGCCATCAGTGCTTACACCGCCAGAAGTAAAGAATGTTATAACGTCGTTAAGCGTTTTTAGTGTGTTGATTAGCTTTTCGAGATTTGTAATAGCATCACTGACATTAGTAGCAGACTGAATATCACGCATATTGTCTAGGATACTATTTTTAAAGCCATCATAGTGACCTTCCATCTGCTCAAAGGTCATGGCCTCGAACTCGGCGGTGTATTTCAGCTTCTTCTGATAATCATCCCAACTGGTGCCAATAAGATTATTAGCTTCCTGAACTTTATCCTTGAGCTTGTTTAACCTGTCAATTTCATCTTTCTTCTTATACTCGCGTTGCTTGTCAGACAGGTTTTGCCCAGCTTCACGAACGGCATTTTCATCTGCTTTCCATACGAAGCCCTGACCTCTGCCGCCATATACATGGACAGTTTTATTGGCCTTTGCACGCTCGTATTCATCCTGAAGTTTTGCCAGTTCTATTGCTCGTTCCTGTGCATCATTCTCTTCGTTAAGGGCATCAATTCGTTTATCGATGACATCAATCCAAGCATCGCCCTGAATCTTTAGGTCATTCGATTTGATCTCGTTAAACTTTTCAAATACACCAATTAGGTCACTCAGGAGGCTCTTAATATTTCCGAGTGTTGTCTCGAAGTTTTTAGCCTTATCTTCTGCGCTTGTAAAGCCATCACCGGATGCAATTACGGCATCCCTCAATTCACGAAGACGTTGAGCAAGTGCTTTTGTTTCGTCTGCGGCATCATACTCATCAATCATTGCGTTCAGCTTTGCAATGAAAAGTTCCTTATATGCTTCTGTATTGAACTTCAGCTGATTACCTTCAAGACTCAAACACTTAATGTAATCATCATCGAGACTCATCAGCTTCTGATAATTGTCGATACTTAGGCCACCATAAGTGTTGTATTGAGTGACAATATCAGAGATATCGGAGAAACCGCTTTGGAAATGATCAATCCTATCGGTTGCATAATTCAAAGAAGAACCAATTCCATCAATGCACTCACGAATGCTCATCACGTTGTTTGCAATCTTGGCGGCAGCATCTTCAAAACCTTGTGCAAGATATTTTCCAGCAGCACCACCGGTCTCACGGGCAGACGCCGCAAGTTCTTTCAGATGATCTGCAAACATCTGTTTAAATGCATCGCTGTTGTAGTCAACCTCTCCGGTTTCTGAATTTAGAGCACTAGCATATTTTGGATTTGTAAATAGGTCTGTGTTTTCATACAGATTACGAACAGCCTGATACTGCTTCTCAATGGCATCTATATCCAAGAAGCCAAAGTCGTTATCCTTTTTCTGTGTGCCAACATCGTAAAGATCAGAAAATGCGGATTTTATAGCATCCGTCTTTTTCTTAGCTTCATCCATCGCAGTGCCGTAGCCCTTGATGGCATCAGTCAGTTGCTCAAAAGAGATGGTATCAGAATCAACGCTGGAATTCAGCCAGTCAAGGATTCTCTGCATCTCTGCGGCAGACTTACCACCGTCCTTAGAAGCATTAGCTTCTTCAAGCTGTGCTTTAATAAAGGTACGGAAAGTTGCTGTGTTAATCTTGAGCTTGCCGTTTTGCTCAGTCAAGCAAGCAGTGAACTTATCGTCAACGCCGACCAACGATTTCATCGTATCAGCACAGATATAACCATATTGATTATATTCCTTCATGGCTTTAGTCAGCGTGTCGAAAGCGGAAGCCACGTCAGTTACTGACTTGGCATTCTCTCTATTCTTTTTTTTCGCATTTGGGAAGCCGTTAAGCTGGTTTGCTAGAGCGGTTCCGCTATTGATTGCCGCTTGGGTATTTGCGTGAATTGCGGCAAGTTTTGTATTCAGTGCAGTGGTTACAGCATTGATTCTTTCGTTCAATGCTTCATCATCACCAGCTGCACCTTGAGCCACAGCCAGAGCAACAGCAAGATCTCCAGTAGCAACAGTGGTATCCTTGATTGCAGGAATAGCGTTTTCCATGGCAGTCTGCTGTTCTTCTGTTGCTGTGGTCAAACCTTCCACCTTTTCCTTGGTGGCTTCATCCTGAATAGCTTTTAGCTCCTCAGTTGCCTGCTGAATGGCAGTGACCTCTGCTTGGGCGTACTGAGCTGCTAACAATTCGGCATAACGCTGTTTGTTGATTTGTAATTTTCCGTCAACAAGATCAAGGCAACTCAGATACTGAGTGTCCATTGATAAGAGCGATTGCAGTGAATCTGCACTCATATAACCATACTGGTTGTACTCTTCCATAGCGGTAGAGCACGCCTTGTATGCAGACTGAAGATTATCAATTTCCTTTGAAATCTCTTCCATGTCCTGAGCTGCTTGCTGTAAGCCAGTCAGCCCATCGGTCGCATTCAAAGAAACCATTCCAAGTTGGATAAGCGCCTGAATGAACGCATTTACGCCATCAGTATCGGCAGAGAAATCCATATCGGTGATTGCCTTACGGAGAACCGTAAGTGCATCTACCTGCTCATTAGTCAGACCTTCATTATTGCCCCAAAGCAAATCATTCAGCTTTGTTGAGTCAAACCCGTCGATGGTACTCTTGAGTGTTTCAAGAGCGCTGTTGATTTTTTCATAATCAGAATAGCCACCAGTTGTGCTATCTTTCTGGCCCTCCATCAAAATAACAGCAGCAAGTTTTGCCCTTGCATTGGCATTATCTTTGATGGCATCCGTACTATCGTTGTAGTTTTCTACATCGTCCTTCAGGGCATTTTGCTCATCAATCAGGAACTGATACAGATTGTGGTATGCTCCGCCAGCCTTACGTTCAGCTTCTGTAGTGTTGTCGATGACGTACTTGAGTGCATCGCCAATATTGTTGTAATAATCAACAACAGAATCGGGGTCTTTCCAATTATCTGCACCAAAGCCACCAAGAGAGTTCTCGATATCAATACCAGAGTCTCTGATATTGTCAGCCATCGACATCTCATCGCTATTTAGGATGGTGAGTAGGTGAGACCTCTTCTGAGTTTTTCCAGTTTGAACCAGCTTTTCGCCTTGAGCGTCCTTTGAAGTGGTCAAATCATAAGATGCTGCCTCAAGCTGCTTCATTGTGAGCTTATCTAAGAGGTCAAGCTGGTCTTCATATTTTCCATTTTGCAGATTAAGTGCTTCTACTCGGTCTTGATTAAGAGAGTTCTGCTCTTTAGCAAGGTCAAGCAGTTGATCTTGAATATCTTTAGCCTGTTCAAAATCACTGGAATCCCAACCTGACTTATCACCAAGCTCCTTGTAAGCGTCCACTAGCTCTTTCACGGATGCTGTTGTATCGGTTGCTGCGTCAGCCGCTTCCTTGGATTTCGTTGCATTTGTCTCAATAGACTGTGATGCTTCTGCGATTTTCTTCACAATCAAAGAAGCAGCTAAAGCTAGTCCAGTGCTTAATGCCATATTCAATAACAGAACACGAGCACGAGTATATAAAGTCGCGATTCCAAAAGCCTCGGTTGCATCTTCACTTTCAGAAATATATTTGATATAATCAGAGAAAGAAGATTTGCTCTTGCCAGCAGCGGCGTTCATTGCGTCGAACTTCTTTTTTCCTGTCTCTAACTGTTGCCATAGTCCCTTTACAGAACCAACCATTTTGCCAAGTGACGTGGCCCATTGTTCTAGCCCACCGGTTTGTTTTCCGTCTTTATCAACAGAAAAACCGGTCATGAAAGATAATATCTGATTTTGAGGAGAGAAAAATCATGGGTAAAACAATTATGATATGTCCGCATTGTGGTCGTTTAGCATGGTTGCCAGAAGTGACATGCGTTCATTGCTCATGTTTAATGACAAATTATAGGCGATGGATTGCCGCTGACGACGAAGGTAAAAAGGAAATATTATCGAAGATAAATCAACCCAAAGAGTACAAACCGATGGAAAATCAGGAATGGCTTGATGAGGCTGACAAAACTGATGCCAAGATTCGTAGATATCTGGAAAAAGAGAAAGAACAAGCTGAAATTGAGGCAGCAAAACCTAAGTATGTTCCCAAATGCCCCACTTGTGGCTCGCCCGACCTCGAAAAGATCGGCACAGCCTCCAAAGTTTTGGATGCGGCATTCTGGGGCTTCGCCAGTGGAAAAGTCAAGAAGACGTTTCACTGCAATAATTGTGGATATGAATGGTAAGAAGTGGCTAACTCAACAGACATAAATAAAACACCCGGAGGTGCGTAACTTCCGGGTGCTTTTTCATTTGGGTATAATAAAAGCTCCTCACCAGAGCGGTAAGGAGCTGATTTTTTACAAAAACGGGTTATCTTAGCCACTTACTCGTTCGATCATCAACTCTCGTATCAGACTTCCAGAAATGGCCACTGGAGTCCACCAGCGCCTCGTGACTACAATCCCGTCTAATATATTATATCAAATCTATAGAAAATGTCAACACTTATTTTTAGAAAAGTTAAGAAAGAATCTTGAAACCATATTTCATCTTTTCTACGCCATTTTTTCCGCAATATAATTTTGATCTGACATTCTCCGATAGGCTTTGATTCTTTGGTTTGAGGTTGGCAGCATACCTTGCTAATGTGTTTGGGATGAAATCTGCCAATTGCAGTCCGGCGTAATTGTCGGATTTCTGTACAAACTTTATCTCACGCAAGTGATTTTGAATCGTAGCAGGAGAGTAGTACATCGTTCCAAGAGCTTTTAATTCATACATTCTTTGTTGAATTTTCATGTTTTGCTCTGGTTGCATAGCCTCATAACAGATATCACCGGTTGATTTTGTATCGCTAAGGAACTGGCAATAATGTTCAATCATTAACTGGATCGCAATCGTGAACTGATTGTTCAAATGTTGTTCACCATAACTGTCGAATAATGCTTTCTTATCAAGACAAACACCCAAAGTCACTACTGGAGACAATCTAAATATTTTTGACATCTCGTTATAAAGAGTCAAGACATTGCTTTTCTTTGTGAAAATTTTGTTATAAGATGGAATTTCATTAAGATGATAGCGATTTGACCACGAAGAAGCAAAACCAACATCTTTTTCATGAAGTATATAAGATGATGCATTTGCATCTCCAGCCCATAATAAATTTTTAAGATCTATCAGTGACTTCTCAATCGCAGTATAATCCTCATTCTTTATAATAAGACCACCAATTACAAAATATCGTTGCTCATCTGATTTCTTTGTTTCACTCTCATCCATATACATCATATATGTAGACACAGGCATCACACCTTTACATTTTTCTATAAGTCTACCACATACGACATTATTTAGCAAGAGGATTTAAAACGCCCGGCCTCCCAGTAGTAGGGAAGTCGGGCTTTGTTTTATGATGATACCTTACTTCAAAAGTTCTGCAATATCTTCAGCAGTCATACCGTTAGCCAGTGCATTAGCAACAATATCTTCTGCTTTCTTGCGATTCAACTCTGCCGCAATCTTCTCATCTGCATCAGCCTTTTTCTTTTCGAGCTTTGCAATCTCTTTATTGATTTTCTTCAATTCGGCTTCCTTAGCTTTTTTCTCAGCATTCAGTGCAGCAATGTTCGTGCCGAGTGCTGCAATTTCTTCAGCAAGAGATTTTGTGGCAGTATTCTTTTCAGCGATCTGCGCTGCGTAATCAACGCCATCAAGAACCTTTGCTTTATTCTTGCTTCCTTTGGGTCTAGCCATAATAAAATACCTCCGTATATTTTGGATACGCGATTGTACTTTTATTATAGCCAGAAAATCTCAGGAAAGCAACCTCTTTTTATGTATTATAAATTACATTATAGTGATATTGACAGGATATGACAGGCGGGTGTATAATAGACAGGCAGTCAAGGATTCTGCGTTTACTTTCTTCCTTTCATAGACGTATATAGGCGAACGTCCTCCCATTCAGCCGAAAGGCGAGAAGGAGAATGCCATATCTTTTACTCCCTTTCGGTGAGTCTATACCGAGAGGAGTGATGTGTAATGACTATTGAGATCACTACGGTCTACTATGTCGCTATGCTGATTTTCGGCTTTGCTGGCTTTGTCAAAACGCTTCTTGAGATTTTCAAGATGTTACATCATCATAGCGAAAGCCGTGATAAGTAAAAGAGCCGCCTATTAGCAGTAGGTGGCTCTTTCTGTGATGTGAATGTGTCCAAGCATTTACATTGCATTTTAAACTGTTCACCGAGGGCTTCGTCTGTAGGAGTCCTTGGCTGTTTTTATTATACACTTTTTAGAGTACGCTGTCAACGAACAACAGTGTACTTTTTCTTTTTGTTCAATTATTCAATCATTTTTCTCCTATTTGTATCGCGCCAGAGAATAGCGCGTCTCCTCAATTCCACCTACTTCTTTAAGTCGTCTGGTTACGTCTGAGGTGGACTTCTGAACTTTCGTCCAGAACTGACTATCCTTCCAGTGGTTGCTCACTGACCCTTTTTAGTCGATGAACCTTCCACCCTCCTACATTATATAATAGGGGAGAGGATCGGCTGCTGACCGCCCATTGTAAACGCTACTTAGCACTCAATTATTACCATATTTTTACAATACGATAAAACCGAGCTTTTATCTCAGCATATAGCATCCATATCCTTGTTTCTATCTTTCGATTCCTACCTTATATAAATATAATAATAGGCGATATGGCTCTTAGGGTTTCCCAGCACTCTAGGGGCTATTTTATTTTTACATGGTGCCGCATCCTATGTTATCAAACGCAACAAATATAAGAGGGCATATTAACTTTACCCGCACCATTCTTGAGCTTTCCGCTCATCTGCATTACGGACAACACGCCAGAGATGGCAGCTGTAATGGCCGGAATAGAACCTGCAAGGTTGACCATTCCGTCTGCTGCATCAACAATCTTTGTTGCAAGAGTAACAAAGAATTTGATGAGGTCACTGCTCATAACGTCGTTTGAGAATTTCTCAAAGCTGGCGTTAAGCTGCTTTAAGCGACCCTCAATTGAATCCATCATGCGCTCTTGTTCAGTCATTGCTGAATTAGAGCTGTTAGCGGCATCTTCCATTGATTTTTCAGCAATGGAGAATTGCTCGATCACGGAAAGTACCGCATTCGAGTTCCTTTTGCCGCCAAGCATCTCTGTGACGTTAGCTTTACTAACATCAGTAAGTTTATCCCATACGGCAGAAATCTCTTTCAGGATCTGATATGTACTCTTAAATTCTGTACCGGCGGCATCCTTCATAATGTCTACGCCAGTTAAAGATTTCAATTCACTTCGCAGTTCAGAAACAGAACTTGCCATATCATCAACTGAAACGCCAAATGCCTCTGCGTCAGTCTTACTGGCTCGCAGATACATTGAAATTGTTTTTAAAGTTGTGCCTACGGTATCCGGGTCCTGAAGTACAGAGTTGGCCGCACTAATCAACGAAACGGACTCTTCAAACGAGTTCCCGGCTGCCGATAATGCGCTTGCCGATCTGACGAGTGCCTCCGCAATACCACTTTCGGAAATGGGTTCGTTGTTGCCCACTGAGTTAAGAACATTGACGACGTGTTCTACTTCGTCAGCTTCCATTCTAAATCCCTTTAGAATAGAGACTAGATAAGAAGCTGCGTCAGATGCACTATCAATTCCATCACCAATGTTACTTAGGACAGTGGACCACTTTGCAAGCTCTTGTGATTCGTCCAGTGTATAGCCTAGACGAGACCATTCTGCTGTACTGTCAATAACATCAGAGATAGAAGCACCAAGCTCACGCGCTTGACTTGAAGCAGACGACAAAAAGCTTGAGTATGCCGATTCAGTCTCATTCGTGACTTTTTTCAAATTAGTCATAGATGTATCTATATCTACGACGTTATTATAAACTTCTCGTAGACCCTGTTTAATCATAGCCACGCCAGCCATAGCGATAGCAGTCTGGAAGTGCTCCTTAAACAGACGAGACAGTTTTTGACCAAGAGTTTCAGTTTCTAATCCAGCTTGATGGCAAGCATTTTGGAATTTGCTGACTCTCATTTGAGCTTCTTCAAAAGAATAACTACTATTCTTAATCGCATCGAAAAGCTCGTTATATTCTGCTTCAAGCTTTGAACCTTCAAAACCATGAAGGGTTTCTTTATACTGATACAATGTACGCATAAGATTTTCCATCTTATCTGTATCAGTATTTGATGTCTTTGTCTGACGACTTTGCCCCAAAGCATCGTCAATATGTTTTCTCACCTGAACAAGTAAATCGTCAACTTGACTAAGTGTTGCTTTAAACTCTGTTGGACCTTTGTTTTCATCCAACTGTTTCATAGCAGCATCTAGCTCTGCCAATACTTGTTGCCCAGTTTTGCCATCATCCAACACGCCAGTGTTAAATCGTCCTAAAGCAACACTATTTTTTCTTGTGAATTCCGTACTACTTAATCTATTTTGAATAGTGTTATAAGCAGCTTGCTTTGAACGGACTTGACCGTGTTTCTGTTCGGCTTCTTTCTGCAAATCCTCTTCTGATTTTAATGCCTGTTGAATCCGAAGGCTGATTTTTTGCCAATCATCCTGAATACCTTTGAGTGTAGTCCGATATTCTTCCGACTGGCTATTCATTTCATTAAGCTTACGAATTCGCCCTTCGAAACTTCCATCTTGGTCGCCAATATAACCCGGTTGCCCTTTAAGAAGATTATCAAATGCCGTATTATTGGCTTCGGCCAGTTGCATCTCTGCCTTACGAATTTTTGTAAGAGTAGAAGTTGCCTGAGACTCAAGATTTTTATACTCGCTTTTATACGCAGACATTGATGCCTTTGCATCAATAAAAGCGTCATCCATTGCGGCAACGCCTTTAGCATATTTGTCTGAGCTATGGTCTGGATTCAATGATTTTTCAATACTAAGAATTCTTTGTATTGATTTGCGAAGATTATCTGCCTCTTCGGTATTGCCGTTAATAGACTTTTGCCATTTCAGCGCCTGTTCCGTCATGCTCTTGACATGGTTCTCTGTATCTTTTTGAACTTTATCAAAAGAATCCATCTGACGAGTAGCATCAATCCATGCTGTACCAATAGCCTTTAGTTGATTGGCATAATCTTCTGTACCGACTTTAAGCGTGTCCAGCTTCTTGATCTGCGCATCTACATTATCAAGAGCACTACTTACATCGGCAGGCACGCCAGACATATTTTTATACTTGTTTCTGGCAGTAGCTAAGTCATTGGTATAATCATCCGTCTGTTTCGCCTGACGTTTTTCCTCAGCGGTGGCCTTGGTGCTCTCTCGCGCATTCTTTAAGTCTTCATAATGAGCTTCAATACGGGTTACTTCGTCTGCTAAGTCGCTTTCGAACTTTTCATATTGGCGAATGATTTCATCGAGTTCATTTTTTGAAAGAACATCACCAAGGTCTGTTTGTAATTTGTTTAGATTATTTAATGAATCTTCCATTTGCTGATTAACAAACGAAAGTTCATTTTCCGAATTACTCTTACCTTCAAGACGAGCCGAATCTAATGTCAGTTTCTTAAAATTTGATAACTCCGAGTTGTATTCAGAAATCTTTGCCTTTTTCGCAGCTTTTAACTGAGCATCCGATTCAGATTTCGTTTTAGCGGCATTTTGATCGGCAATTCGACCTTTAATTCGAATTAGATTGTCATCGAGTTCGTTGTCGAATTTTGTGAGCTTGTCAATTTCTTCATCAGGAAGCAAATTTGAAAGTTCAGTTCTAAAATTTTTTGCTGATTCCTGTGCCTTTTCAAGCTGTGTTTTAACAGCTTCTAACTCTTTACTATTTGCGGTTTTATTGCCGAGAGTCAATGATGCTTGTTCAAGGGCACCTGCTTTTTTCTGTTGAGTATAAAACTCATTAAGCTTTTCCTGAACCTCTCGCTTTGTAAGAGTGGCATTTTTTGTACCTTCGCGCCTATTAAGTGTACCACTAGCACTTTGCCCAGCAGCGGCAATCCTAGCCTGTCCCGAATGCCATATCTCGTATGCCTTAGAGTATTTATCTGTCGGAATCTTTCCTTGTAGTTCTGACTTTAATTGCTTTAATTCTGCACGAACTGCCTTTAAACGCTTTCCAGCACCGTCAAGTTCAGGATTTATTACTCCATTTACTGTAGAACTTGCAATTTTTGCTTCAAGGTCGTAACGTTCTTTCAGGCGCTTATAATAAGCATCAAGCTTGTTTTTAGTTCTGTCATCAACGTCAGTCTGAACTTTGATTTTTACCTTATTTTTGTCTGCAGTCTGCTGACCTGCATTTGCTGCATCTTTAACCTGATTCTTGACCTTGTTTCCAGCATTAGGGTCAACACCAGCACCAATCGTAATATTGGTGCCCTTGCCCAAAATCTCCTGAAGTCCTTTAATAATAGCGTCCTTGGACGTCTTTTTATCAACACCGAAAGTTAAGCCGATCGGATCTTTCTCAATATCAGTCTGGATTCCAGAAAACTGTTTCTTTAACTGTTCAGTCGTAGTATCAAGAACGACTTGAACTTTAATTGCGGTCACGGAAGAAGTATCGGTTGCTCCACTAGCACCAGAATTTGCATTAGTATCCATGTTGACCACCTCTCTTTTCCATTTTCAATACCTTTTCCTTTCAAAATAAAAAAGAGAAGCGGCCAGCTCATTAAAGCTGACCCTCCTCTCAAAATATTTTTACAAATTATGTAACGCTGTTTTTACCAGCATTGCTGCCTCAACCTGAGCAGGTGCTATAAACGGACGTGCAGTGCGTTTCGGTTTGTCATCATCTTTCGGATACCCCATACTTGCCCAAGCAGCAATATCCATCCATAAACCGTGCTCGATCCAGTTTGCAAACATCGTTCCTTCAAGTGCGTCGTTTTGTGCTTCGTCAAAAGCACCCCATTTTGGGCCCTGCGGTCTAGCAATATCTTTTACAACCATCGTTATCACGTTGCCTTCACGAGTAACGCTACTAACAATATTTTTTGCACTGGTAATTCCATTTTTTCGACCATCTTTCGGATGCACATTCTGTTCTGCACTCACTTGTAAACGAGTTTCGATTTGCGGAGCAACGCCTCGCACTGCTTCTTCAATTCCATTCGCAACACCGGCCAGTAAATCATCAAAGTTCGTATACGAAGAAGCAAGACTTCCCATTCACTCCACCTCAAATCTCAAACCGATCCTTCGCAGATTGAATCTTTGTCGTATCCTTCTTGATGTAATACTTATTGGTCACATCCGTACCTGCATGGTTGAGTAGGGAAGAGACATCCTCCAAACTCATACCTGCATTCTTCAGCAGGGTAGCACCACTGTGCCGGAAATCATGCGGGTGCAGCGTAGGCTCATCAATCATCTCACCAATCTTTTTACACCAGTCACCGGCAGTGCTTGATGTAATCGGCATCCATGAGCCATTGATTTTTATGCCAACAAACACATAGCCGCCATCCTCAATATCATGCTCGGTGCGATATTCCTTCAGCTCCTTCAGAAGCTCAGAAACTTCCTTACTGAACATCAAGTCAACGATTTTACCCTCTTTCTCCAGAACGTCATGCACCATACGATTCTCATAGTCGATAGACTTCCAGAGCGTATTCCGCACTGCGTTGACACGAGCCATCGTGGATAGCGAGAATAGTGCGTACAGACGCAGTGTCATCGCATTATCCTTCATGTGAACGGTAGTCGCAGATTCAACCAGAGCGTTCAGCTTCTCTCGCATCAACTTAACCTCATCCGGTGTAAGGTATGTCTGCTTCACGACAGCCACGTCCTTGGTCGGTCGGTCAATGAACTCCATCGGATTTTCTTTGATAATTTTCTTCTTACGAAGATACCGATATAGCGCAGAAATTGTACTCATACGCCGTTTCATACGAGCAGAGTTGTTTCCATGCTTCTTACAATAGAAAAGAAATTCCTCAATATCCTCTTCTTCAAGCTCCGTCACAGGAGCATTACCCTGATTGTCCAGAACATAAATCATCCACTGCTTGAAATCCGATTCATAATTGTAAACAGTAGACGGGCTGAGGTCACGGATGCCCATATCAGTCTCGTATCTATCCCAGTATTTCAAAGATACTGAGTTTACGTTCTTGAACTTCTCAGCGTCCCATAACTTCAGCGGTTTACTTCTTGTAGCCATATTAAAATTCCCTCCAACCCACCTCTAAAAGTGTTTATTCCTTTTTATCTTTTGCCAGCACAGCAGAGATCTCCTGCTTATTATCCAGCAGGGCAGAAGTTACTTCAGAAAACTTTTCAACATCAAAGTCTTTCAAGTTGCCCTTCACATCATTCAAATAGTTCTCCATAAAGTCAACGAAATCAGAAATAGGGTCAGGCTTCTTAATAATCTCGTTGAGCTTGTCACAGAGACCAAGAACCAACCATTCCTTATGAGAACGGTCAATCTGCTCGTGAACGGCCTTCTCCAGAGAATCATACTGATCCCAGAACGCAGAAGTATCACAACCAGCCTTGTTAATCTTGAAATTGAAAGATTCGTAAGCAATACGAGGCCACTCGCTCTGCGGCTCGCTACGATAGTCATAATCTGCAAAATACTTCAGGATAGTCAACCTGAACACAACATCGAGCAGTGCAGGCTGATAATCACCATCGATAGTACATGTCTTGACTACTTCATCAAGAAACTCATTTCGCTCCTGAAAATTTAAAACCTTCATTTTATCTCCCTTTCGTCTGTGCTTGCTTTAATTTCTTTCGCTCTTTTCGAGCTTTTTTTAGGTCGTCGTAATCGACCCAACCTCCATCAATTTTGGAGTATGTAATCCAGCGGTAATCTACATCAGGGTACTTGAACCAGAACATCTTGCGCTTCATCAGCGCAACACTATCAGCGAATCCTTTCGTATCAATCACTTGTTTGCTGCCATCTCGATATGTAATTTCATAGTCCGCCACATAATCAATCTTCCGCACCGCTACGTCCTTTCCGTCCTTATCGACCCGGCGGAACGCTTCCTGCAGAAGGAAGGGGACTTGCTTACGACACTCTACAATTTCGCCGCTTGCCAGCCTTGGCAATACAATATCTCGATAAAACAACATTTCTGCCTTACTATCATAAACTACGCCATCGTATGTTCTATCTGCTGGATTCTTACTGACATTAAACTTTGTCCTGTTCTTTTTCTCCATAAAACCACCACGAAAAACAAAGGGGCGGTTATGCCCGCCCCTTACGATTTGATGTTCTCTTAACTACCGGCTTCACGGGCGTCTCATCCTTTACATCACTAGATGACTCATTCTCAGCCTTTGCAGGCTCATCCATGATCTCATGGAAAACATCACGAACAGCTGGGATAAAAGTCTCTACCTCGGCTTCCGTAACATTCTTGTACTTGCGCATCAAAAGAGTAGTCAGATCTGCTTTTGCCGTCTCTTTTGAAATAATTCCCTGACGATACTGGTTTACGGCAGTCCACACAAGAAAGTGCGGCTCAGTGTCGCAAATCATTCGCCAAGGATTAAGACGCGCATCCTGCTCGCAATGCGGGCAAACCGGATATTCTTTTCCGCAAGTACGGCACCAATTCAGATTTGCCATTAGGCAGCAGCAGTCTCAATACGGAACAGGCGCTTGTCTTCAGAGCAGTATTCCTGAGTAGCGCTAATCTTGACCGGGTGAGCCAGCTCATTGGTGAAAGTCATATCGATAGCATTATCCATCTTGGCATTCGGGAAGATGATACGCATCAGCTTCTTGTTTGCCTTATCGCAGGGATTGTAGCAGAATGCCTCAATTACGAACTCGCCCTCGGTAGAGAACTTATCGGCGCTATCATTGATAGCAATACCCTCCTCGCTCTCGTACTGATACTTCACAACAAAGCGGTCGCCAGCCTTCAGATTTGCACCAGTAGGCAGAGTGACCTCAGTACCAGTAACAGAGAACTGAGACTCTGCGGTCTCACCCAGCTCAAAGGTATTCAGTGCATTACCCTGACCATCGACCAGATCGATGTACTTAAAGGGGGCATTTGCAACAGCAGTCTTGGGGGTATGGGTCAGAGTCAGCTTCTTGCCGTCAGCAGAAGTCAGGTACTCAACAGTAGTAAAGACCTGCTTTGCCTCAGAGGAAGCAACCTCCTTCTTGGAGCCCATCTGCTCTGCCAGAGCACCCAGATGCATCAGAGCATTAGACCAATCTGCCTCTGCAGTCTTGCTCTTATCGAATGCCATGATGTTGACGCCCTGTGCATCCTGAGCGTAAACGGTCTCGCCGCCCAGAGTCAGCTTGAAATCCTTAACCTGATTCATGGTCCACAGACGCTTGCCGTTCAGATCATACTCGTGAATGCGATGAACGCGGTCAATAACGACCTCATTAAAATTAAAATCGCTCATAATATTCTTCCTTTCAATTTATTTGGATAAAATAAAAGAGCAAGGTCAATCAACCTTGCTCGTCCAATCCAGTTGTGCTTTTGGAATCTTTCCAAATTCCACGGTGCCAGCATAAACGCCATGCATCGTATTGTCGTAGTTCTTTATTTGCTGAATTTTTCTTACATGATTCATAAACACACTCATAGGGTAGTTCATAGCCTTGAAGTAATCCGCTTTAAAGCCGGAGGAGCACGCCATTGAGAGAACAAGCTCCGCAAGTCGTGGCTCATAACGCTTTATTTTCTGATACTCCAAATTATCTCTGGCTTCCTCTATCATTGCAATTCTTGTGGGTTCGTCAGCGGCAAATTCGGAATGCTTTTCAATTCCATTCGCAGCACATAGGTACTGAGAAATTGTTTCATACACTACATGGTCAATACGAGTATCCGTAAGTCTGTTATGTAACACAATTTCACCACTTATGTTATCTTTTGCCATTACAAACCCAGAAATATCCATATCGCCAAACAAAATAGACATATCTTGATCTTTATTGCCTATAAAAAGTTGCCGGAACATTTCAAAGTCCGAAATCTTCTGCCAATCAATTCCAACAGAGTCAAGCTGTGCCTTGTAATCGCTCGATGTAGAACAGAATAAATAAACCAACTGAAAATACTTTTGCTCACCATAATCGATGATGTCACCGACCGAAGGCATGTGAATCGTAATTTTATCGTTGACTTTAAAATCTCTTCCACGCATCAGGCTTGGCTCGTACATTTCTCTAAGCTCCATCAGCCACACCCCACAAGGTCATCCAGATCCTGCGTCTTAAACGTCATAATTCGCACACGATGGTGTAAATCCATGTTGTCCTCGATATTGGATGTGATTTTAAGCTGTTTGATTCCAAAAATTGTACTGCCGTGTAGTTCTTTTTCCACAAGACCACTCAGATAGTCAACTCGTGTTGCACCACCATGGCCCTTCATTTTCATCAGCGCCTGGTTCACAATAACCCACACAGTAAGTGTGAAGTTTTCATACCAGTCGTTGACGTTGCTTCGGTCAGTCATATTTACCTTAAAACAAATATAGCTGTGCGCTGCCTCAATCGTGTCAGGAATATGGAAGTATGGGAAGATGTATGTATAAATCGCCTCGTCAGGCTCTTCAATGTCATCATTGCCCATCGCTTCAACAAGCCCATCAGTATTAACCAGCTTCAAGGCCAATTTGTTTTTATAATCAGTAATCAATTCACTCGTTGTCACAGCAAACTCACCACCTTACATTCAATGGATGCATTTGCTGTACCATCTGCATTCGTCAAAGAAATTCTTACAGTTGCGCCGTCCATGATACTATTATTTAAAATACGAATTTTAAAAACACCATCTATGGTACTCTGCGTTTCTACAAATTCCTTGAATTCCTCAAGGCAAACGAACTTCCACTTAGCAATTTCAGTAATTTCCTCGCCAGCAACACTTGTGAACATAGGAGAGAATTTTTTCCAAGAACCACCAATACGAACCTCTGGTTTTCCTACATACTTTATAGTAGCAGTCACACGAGAATCTATCTCTGATTCGTCGATTTTGTTTGGCTCAAAATAATCACAAATCATCTTCTCAGCATTATCCGTCTTACTGTTATACTGATCCTGCCGGATGTTCAACACAAGGAACCCCTGTGTCTTACCATGCAGTTCGTAACGCTCTGTACTTTGGTCAACAGAAGTCGTAACATACGTTTTCGGCTCGCCATTGATAATTTCCAACATAAAGCGCTTATCAAGGTCGATCAGTGCGGTCTCGTCATCAAAAGGCATCTGTACTTTATATTCACGTTGACTCAATGAAGTCATAATAATCTCCTTATTATTTGCGTAATAAGGCTTGCTCAGTGTTGCCCAACGAGAGACTATCTCACCAGTAATCGGATTTTGCCATTGGATTTGACGGTTACACAGCTCCATTTTTCCACGAAGAAAAATTTCATCGTTTGGCTCAATCTCAGTTACCAGCTATTTACAATTGTAGCAGTCAACAATGTCGCCAAGATTCAAAGAATCACCAGGATAAGCCCAGATTTTCTTTTCCTTAGCAATACTATTACTGCGACTAACAACCAGCTCCTGAGGTAAACCATTCACAAGAGCATTATCCTCGTAATCAACGCTATCTTTAAAATGTGCAGCAAAATCTCGCTTTGCAAAAGCAATTTTGACATCCTTTTTGTTAGACATTTTTGCGGCACCACCAACAGCTCGTGCCCTTGTATAAAAGTCCATCGGTACACCTCCTTACTCAGAGTAGGAAGCGTATGTATCATAGTCGATGGTCTTACGCTTACGGGTCGAGCGGTCTTTTGCCATATAGTTGTCTAACATCGTCATATTCTCCTCGTGAATGTCTTTCACAAGAGCACGAATACTCGTGCGCTCATTAGCAGGGGAGAATACTTGTAAACTCGTAGGAAGGTCCTGTGCGCTAAATGCTTTCAACTTCCCAAACTCACGCTTAAAATGTTGCTCCAACATCAAATGCGCTAACATATCAATCTCATCGAATGTGAGATCTGAATTAAACTCTTCTAGTTCTGAATCGTAATCATCGAAACTAAAATCCTCTTCCGGTTCAATGTTTCTGGTAATCACAGAAAGTGACTCCATCAAATAACTTTTTGCACGGTCATGTACAAGATCTCGCACTTCATTCTCGCTCAGGTCAAAATACTGAAAGAAATTACTATCAGTTTCGACCAGCTCGTAGAACTTATCGTATATTTCCGAAAATGCGGTCACATTATCCCTCCAATCTTACTCGGCGGGAACAACCTCCGCCTTTTTTGCCTCTGCCTTCTTACGGCCACGCTTGACAGTAGTCTTTTCTACAGAATTATCCGGTGCAACAGTCTGTGCGTCTGCCATCATAGCCTGCATCTGTGCCATCATAGCCTGCATCTGCTTCTGCATTTCAGCCATCTGGTTCTTTGCAGTTTCAAGTTCGGCCTGAACATTATCAGCAGACTTAGTAGCAGGTACGACAGACAGCTCACTGTTACGCTTGCCAGCACGGAGCTCCTTATAACGCTCGTCAATCAGGCGCTTGACCTTGGTAGACAGGTCTTCACCGGCATTGGTCATACGATAAAAGCGACCACGAATACGCTCAAACTGAGCACCATCCTTAATGTCAATCATACGCTGAAGATTCTCGACAGTGGGATTTAGAATCGCATTGTCGATATCTTCAATGAATAGAACATCGTCGCTCTTAATGCCAATAGCCTTAAAGATTTCATTCTGCTCTTCAGGGCGAAAACGCAGAACACCATTCTTGAACGCAGAACAAGTGCTGTTCATATACATAATCTCCTCCGGCGGAATAGGAATCACACAAGGATCTTCCACACTACCGGGCTCGAAAGTATAACCCTTACCGTTCAGTGACGAAATGGTAACCACGTTATCGTCGCAGTTCAGAACGTCAATAAACTTCTTTTCCATCACGGAACTCATAATTTGTCTCCTTTTCTATAAAAGCGGAGACCGCAAAGTCCCCGCTCAAATTTGCCTTTGGTAAAAATTACTGCAGAACAATCTTAGCAACGCGCTCGATATGATCAATGCTATAGCCGAAGGTAAAGTCCTTGACCATCAGATGGATCTTTTCGTTGTTGTTGTCGTGATCCTCGTAAGTATGAGTCTCACCCTTCATGTCAAGGCGACCAATCTTGCCTGCGATGCCATAGATACGCTTATCCGGGATCAGCAGGGAACCATCACCCAGCTTCTTAGCAGAGCTAATACCAGTGATAGCAACACCATCATAAGTCTTAACCAGACCATAACGGTTGAACTCGTCCTTAGCTGCGTCAGACAGATACTCAGCGTAACCGGTCATACGACGCATCTTGGCACAATACTTCATCAGGCTGACAGTGAAGGGATTACCACCATCGGCGTACTCATTCAGATACAGAGCCAGAGCGTCCATGTCCTGCATAGTGGGCTCCTTGCCCTGTGCATCGATCTTCTGCTCACCACCAGTGATAGCGTCATCAACCATGCTGAAAATGTCATAGAACATCTGGTTCTTCAGAGCCTCAGTCATAAAGGTGGTCAGAGTTGCCACACTCTTCCAAGCATTACGTCTTACTTCCACAAAGCTAAGATCAGCCTCAATCTGCTTATTACGCCAGACGGGTTTAATGGTCTCGTAGTGCAGGTAAGACTTCGGCACATTGCCACCCTTAGCTGCATCATAAGCCTTCAGAGTATTCTTAACAGTACGACCTGCCTCGTAGTCATCAAACTCACCAACATTACCACGCTCAAACATGGAGTCCAGAAGCTCGTCAGGTGCACCATACAGCTCATCAGTCACGGTGCGGTTAACAAACTGAGCAATCTCCTTATTGGGATCGCCCTTGTCAATCAGCTCCTCAACATGAGCGCCAACAACCTCTGCAATTTCCTTGTCCTCGGCATCCATAGCGCGATTGTACTGAGTCTTCTCAGCAACTTCATAAACACGACCAGGCTGCTTCATCAGCTCGGCCACTTCAATATTCAGTGCCATAATTCATTTCCTTTCTCTTCGCGCAAAATAAAAGAGCTACCGTCCAAAGACGATAGCCTTAAATTTCACGTATCATATTCAAGATTTTTCTCTCAATCAAGCAACAGTCTTTGCCTCTGGCAGCACACTGATCATAATCAGCTTGTGGCCGTTGTCGTCCATCACACCAGCAAACTCAAAACGAGAAGTACCAGTAGTAGCAACCTGCCACTTACCGTCAATATTGACCTCCAACAGCTTGCCGATATTGGTATCCTGTGCATCGCCATCCTTATACTGGTCGGTGCCGTACAGCTCGCCAGCATACAGAGGAACACGCTTTACCAGCACACCTGCCTTAATCTCGGTTGCCATCTTATCATAGTCATCAAAATTAGTCTGGCTTGCATAGATGCCCTCCGGGATAAACTCATGGGCAACCATCTCGATACCCTCAGCGGTAGCTGCGTCAGGGAACTTAACCTGACCAGCCTTGTGGTCAACCTGGACACCCATACCGGTGACCATATCGACCTTTGCGGCATAGTTAGCGGGAATATTCTTCGCGCCGTTTACCATCAGTTCACGAATCATAATATTTTTCCTTTCTCTTAAATGTTATTACTTACCCAAATATTCCCGCCATGCATCACGCTTATTAGCGTTAGTGGTGTTATACTTGGTTTCATTCAAATTCAGCTTGATGCTCTCAGACTTATGTACCTCAGAGGTCTCAATCTTCTTTTCAACAGGCGCCTTCTTGGCAGCTTCAACGCAACGCTCGGCAATCACATTCTTGATGCCGGTCTCGTCCAGATTCTCAATCAAACTTGCATAGTTACCACCCTCAGAAACTTCAGCTTCAGTAATCATTTTGCTGGAGATTGCATACTGACGCAGATTCTCCTTCTTCTGTGCAAGCTCTGCAGCCGCCTTTTCTGCCTCTGCCTTCTCAGCCTGTTCTTTATACGGAGTCAGAGAAACAACCTCTTCCTTTGCACTCTGCAACTCAGTATTCAGACTTGCAATAGTGCTATTCAGCTCCGCAATCTTGGTATTAACATCAGAAATAGAAACAGTCAGAGTAATATGCTGCGGCTCGCCAAGAGAAACCTCGTTACCCTCAACGGTGTAAGAGAACATGATGTAATCCAAATCGTTCATACAACGACCGAATTTCTTACACCAGATAGTGTGATCTTCGGGGAACACTTCGGCTAGATACATATCTGAATTAAACTTCACAACAGCCTCATTCAGCTTCTCGTACAGGTCATGACCGGTCAAACTGGAAGTCTCAGTGGTAGACTCCGGCTCTGGCTCACCAGCAGGCTCAGTACCGGTTTCAGGCTCAGTCGGGGGAGGGGTTTCACCACCTTCCTCGGAAGTCTGAACATCAGGCTCTGCCGGAGTGGTGGGCTCAGTTGTAGACTCAGTAGCCGTCTGCTCTGCCTGCTCAGTCTCGGTTGGATTCTCAACCTGTGCGGTCTGAGTCTCCTTATCCTTATTCAGTTCCAAATTTTTTGCCTCCTTTTCATTAGATTCTATATTTGAAATCTCTTTTGTGTCCTCAATGTAGGCATTTGCCAACTCAAGACCAAAATCGGTTTCAGCGACTTCAAGCAGTTTAGAACACTTATATGCCGGTTCAACATTTGCACCAAGCAGACAATGTGCAGTAAACACGCCATCGTCAATAATTTTTGCCATGCGGCCACCCACGATTCCCTTATGAGCTTTTAGCACATCAATTTCCCAACTGGTATTTAATGTGCCACTCTCAATACGGCGCAGAATCGTCGCACAAGCTTTTGGATATCGCTTCCAGATCTTACAAGAGGCAACAATAAAGTCGGTATCGTCAATTTTCTCGATACCGACCGATTGAAAGCTACCGAACGCATCAGTGTCAAATTCGGCAGTCTTGTATTCATTGCCGTCAGCGTCTTTTCTGGTGACGACTTTCATATTGTGACCAGAAAAATCCAGTTCACCCTTTGGAGCTACGACCAACTTACCAACAAGCGGGTTGCCAACCAGTGTACTCATCCAACTTTCAATGGTTTCACGGTTCAAAGCAACCTGATTCCCATTTACTGAGAAATCACAGATGACAAACTTGGCAAGATAGTGGTCTGGATGCTCCGTAATCTCAGAGCAACAGATGTTTCTACTATAGAAATACTCCTTACTCATCGTTTATCACCTCACTTACTATCTTCATTTCTCTGCTGGTCATAAATCTGTTTTTCAGTTTCCTCGCCCTTTGGACGGCCTGTCTTTTTATCACTGTCACCACCACCGCCGGAATTACCGGTCGATGTATAAGATGTCTGGCGAGCCACAAACACATCGTCATAACCTTCCTCGGTTTCAGCCTGACGCTTGCGTAGTTCGTCCTCAGCATGAAGCCCCATATACTCGTAAGCAGTCTTGTAAGAACAGTTCAAAGTGGTAAACAGGAACTGAGCAATCGCCTTCTTCATCTCCATACCCATCATTTCGGTAGTAGAGACCTTCACATCAGGGCAGTACATCGGGTCTACACCTGCATCTTCAAGGCGAATTCGATACCACCGCTTTAATACATCTTCAATCTGTTCTGCAATCTTACCGATATTTTTCATCAGCTGGTCAAGAGACACCTTTGCAGTTGAAACAGTCTGTTGACCATCAGTATTCAAGAAACTAATACCCAAAGCAGCCATTTCTCGATTGCGATACTGTTTGACAGTCTCGATATTTGTCATCTCAACTTTTGGTTCAACATATTTGATATCCTTGACGTAGGGAGCAGTCGTCACAAGCACGGTATTTTGCTTCCATGCACGCAGCAGATTATCGTGTGCCGTCACCTGTTCAGAAAAACCCTTCTTTTCTTTGTTTGGGCCCATCAATTCAGGGTCAAGCTGTTGCCAGATGATTTTCTTTGCCTTTGCCTTAGCATTCACACGGTCCGAAGTATCAAAAGTCTCAAGCATCAATGCCGGGCGTAAGGCGCGGAATAGGGGAGAAACACCATACTTCTGCCCCATATTACCAATGCGAATTACACCACAATGGTCAACATCCAATTTTGCGTATGTATCACCATTCTTAAACGCCTGATACACCTCATCTGGATAGTTATTTTGAATCTCAGTCTCCTGATTTTCAAAGAACAGTGCTTTATTCTTCTTATCCTTCAGCATAGATTTGCTCAAAGCGGATTTCAGCTTAGACATGTTAATAAGCACAACAGGCTGTCCATTTGATAGGTAATCACTTATCTCAGCAATACCAAGAGGGTAGTAGTCTACAATGTAGTTCTCATCCTTCTGACGCAGATATGTAATATAAGTGCCCTCTGCGTAAGTCATCGGAATGGCAGCACGCAACAGGCTTCGCACATTGATTTGTGTATTGAAATCATCAATCACTTCACGGGCATAGTTTACCTGTTTAGTTTTATTACGCTGTTCAGGGAACTGCGCGAAACTGCATTTGAATTCCGTATTAACATTCGCCTCAATCGCATCATAAGTAATACCAATCAGGTCATCCTTGTTAATGTAGTTACGGATAATTCCATTAACAGTCTGCACATTCGTCAGACTTGACTGTAACCCTCGTGCGAGCTCATCAATTCGGTCAACCGTCAGTGTCTCAGAGGAGGCTGAAATTTTCAGGTATGTGCTATACTGCTTATTTTCTGGATCATATGACGCAACTGCATTTCGAATGACGTTGTTCATCCTCTCTTCTGAAAGTTCATTCAAAGAGGTTATAACAACAGTACCATCATCTGTCTGTGAAGCAGTCACGACATCAAAATCTTCCTTTTTCTTTCTTGCCACATTTTCACCTCCTCTGCTTAGAAGTCAATGTTAGAAATACAAATCGGCGGAGTAGTCATTGTCTCCACCGCAGACTGGCGCACCTTATCCTTACGGCGCAATTCGTATAGACGATGAGCAAGCAAAATTGCAACATAAAACCTATCATCGTGGATTTTATTGGCAACATCGGGTGCCAAAGCATATGTTACGGTCGTATTTTCAGAGTTTGTTGTTTTCTGAATACTTGTAATCTCGTTCTTCATCAAGTCGATATTAACCCACGCAGTCTGTTCCTCTAAGGAGAGTTCATGCGTCTTCAAAATTTCTTGACCAGTTGATTTGTCCACACCATCTACTACCTGAACGTAATCTCCGCCGTTATATTCAAGAGGGAAGTGAATGACACCAAGATTCATCAACTCAATAAATTCCTCAACCATGGCAGTACGGAATTTACGAGGACTAATTAGACGTAGCTTATCAACAGCATCTGGGTAACGGGCATCATATCCTTCATATAATTCATGATTTGCGTCGATAAAACCACGATGTTCCGCACCTGTTTTATCGGTCCAATTATTAAGCAAACCGTCCGCATATGTGGAAGTACCACCGCCGCCAGCGCCTTGGTCAATCATCAATCTATCAATGTACTCGTAATCAGGATTTTGACCATTGTAATGTAGAATCAACTCATGTAACTGCTCAAGCTGACGATTAGAATCGAGCTTGAATTTTTTCTCATTTGCAATATCAACCATGTTCACGCAGTTGATAATATCTCCACACATGCCGTTTTCTGGATCGTTATAAATACGCATAACACCAACAATAGAATTATCCATTGTGCGGGCAGGATCAAACGCAAGAATATACTGATAGTTCTTATCCCAATAAAGCTGTGGGATATACTTTCGCTCATTGCGACGAACTGTACCCCATTTGATAATCTGGTTTACGCCACCATCACGGCTTGGGCGATTATAATATTCACGCAACGCCTTCATTTTATTTGACTTTAGAGCGGCTTCCACTTTGTCTCTTGTCAACAAAGCCTTGTATGGTTTACCATTCATATAGACCTGAATTGCAACATCGCAAATCATGTCGCAAACAAAATAATCACGGTCACCGGCAATCATACGCTTTGCAAAGTTTTTATAATAACGATAGAATAGTTTATCCATCGTATCCTGACTCGAAGCATACACAAGTTGTGTAGGAACCTTGCGAGGCTGAGTTTCAGGGTTATAAGAATCATCCGTATCAGTCACAAAGTCAGTATTCTGAGTGGCAAAAGCTTCACAGACAACAATCAGTTCGTCAGAGCAAAACGCAGCCTCGTCAAAAAACACAAGAGTTGCACGACGGGATCGGTTGGAATCCGGGTTGGAGTTTAGCGTGTTAATGGAACTACCGTTGTAAAACTCAACAACATACCCGGCGGGATTATGACTAAAGCCACTCTTATTGGTTGCAGACTTTTTTGTTTCTTTCTCTGCAATATCTTGCAGACTACGGATAGACGCAGCTGTTTTACCAACACGAGTGACAATTTCTTCGATTTTATTAAAAGTTTCCTTACTCTGATCACCAACGCTACTTACGATGTAAATAGCTTGATTCTCATATAGGATAGCCTTTAGTAGAATGAAAACAGAACCTACAAAAGACTTACCAAAGTTTCGACTACATGCCCAAAGAACATGACTTGCATTCCAGCTTTGTTCTAGCATATATGCCTGAGCGTCAAATAGTTGGATACCCAATAAATCTCTGGCCGCAATAACAGGATTGCGACGATAGAACGCAATCGTTGCCGCATCGCACTCATAAATCTTACGTTTTACCGCAGTGATAATAGGTGCTCTTTGTTTCATTCTCATACGGCATCACCATCCGTATCTTCATTACCATTCGGGTCTATTCCAGCATCCTCAAGCATTTCTTTAAGCCGCTGATTTTCAATCAGAGACAAACGATATTTTTCCTTCGCATCGTCACTATCTTTTTGATATTTATCAATCAACTCTCGCTGGGTATCAAAAATTTCTTGCTGGTCATTCTCGTCAAAGAACGCATTTTCCTTGATTGCTTTAAGACTCATATCTGCCGCCCATTGAGTGCCAGGAGAACGCAACTGGTCATAGAAGTTTGCTTCTGCCCCTGCAATATTTTTCTCTCGCATATCTTTCATCAAGAAGGTGAGAGTATTACGTCCGGCATCCTTATTAGAACGGTTCTTGACAGAGATTTCGTTTTCCTTGGCAATTTTATCATTGTTTGAAACTAGCTTGACCTTAATGTCATTCAGACTCTTGATTGCCTCAGCCGAGTTCATCGGGTTTAAGCGGGCAATCTGCAAGTCGATTTGTCGAATCTGATTATTATTGTTCACGACCTGAACAATCTGGGATAGTTTGAACGGGTCGTCTTCAATACCATCCTCAAAATACTTGATGAGTTCACTAAACAAATAGCGGCGGTCGCCCTCGTTATAACCATCAAACGGGTCATACCCAATAACAGAAATACAGTCATCCTTTGCTTGAATCTCTGCCTTCGACCACTTCTGTTCCTTCTCTTCCTGTAAATCGAGAGCGTTTTTATTGAGTTCACCGTTCACAAGAGTGTTGGTAAACGTCTGGAACTGGAAGTTCTTCATGTTCACCACGAGACGGTTATAAGTTCCTGGCCTACATGTTCCAGAATTGCTCACAACGGAATCATAAAGGCTATTATAAAAAGGAACGTCCAGAACATGACACATTAGCATACAAGCAGTTCTATCGCTTCCAAAGCGTCTTGAAAAATCATCAAACATTTCATTAACGCATTCTTTACAGATGGGAGCATATCCGTCATTTGCCTTGAACAATGGAGAATATGTTATTCGGTAAAAATGCCCCATAGCGACATCATATTCTTTACCACAACGCAGGCATTTGAATGTCTTTTTGTTTTCGGTTCCCTCAAGAATAACGCCATCTTCAACAACCTTTTTCTTTCTAGGCAAACAAACACCTCCAATCAAAATCAAAAATAAAAGCCGTAGAACGTGCGCACATTCCACGGCAAACAAAAGACACCCTCTAATGTGCTTGCGTAGCAGAGGCCAAGGGTGTTTCATTCACAAAAGACCCACCATGATACGCATCGTTGAGAGGCTTAGTGGGCTCAGGCGGCTCTACCATGGTACGCTTCTGCGAGAGGCGCGACGGAGTCTTTATAGAGACCACTGCTTTACCAATTAAGCTACGGGCGCATAAATATACCAGCATACAAGTGGGTGCAGCGGTTGGATTTGAACCAACGAATACACGGCTTATGAGGCCGGTGCCGTAGACCTGACTGGGCAACGCTGCGTCATATGGTGCCTAAGTGTCTCAAGAAGTAGAAAGACATGTGTACATCATGTTTCTAAAACCCAGACTTCGGACTTGCTATATGTCGCGCTCATATAGCCATTTTCTTCGAGCTTGACAGGATTCGAACCTGCGCTGTATCCACGAATAAGCAATCTCGCTTCGTGCAGATGTTTGCTACCATCCGCTACGTTCAACCTCTTCGCATTACAAGCTCACAATAAAACCTACCTTTTAGCCGGTGGTAGGGAACCGGTATAATATAGGCCCTCCGGGAGAAGGACTGGCGCGGTCTCAGAGATTCGAACTCTGGCATCGGATTTACCGACCTAACGGTGTTCAAGACCGTTCTCTTCAACCACTTGAGTAAGACCGCACAATAAAAACAAGCATCCATCAAGCCACCCGAGCTAGTTGAATTGTTCTCGTGTTGATAAAACGCTTGTTTTAGACTTTTAAAGCTTCGCATTAACGTAGCGAAACACGAATAGCTTATCATTTCGTTCTACAGAACTACTTTGCATCCAACCATCCGTAGATTGAGTTGGTCTAGGCGGTAGCAACTATTGACCGCACAGCTTAGAGCCACCTGTAGGAATCAAACCTACGACATATGTGGTACGAACACATTATTCTATCTACTGAATTAAAGTGGCATGGAGCCAATGACAGGACTTAAACCTGCGATATCGGGAGTACAAAACCCGCGTTCTATCAACTGAACTACACTGGCACATAAAACCCGTAGACATTAGCCTACGGGCATAGAAAAGGAGACAACAAATGATGTCCCAAGCAGACCTTGCGGTCGTACTTCTTTTTTAAGTCCCCGTTTAGTGGTAGGGGCTCACCGCTTTTTAATTTAGACGTACAATGTGCGTCTTATCTTCATTCAGCCTTCCGAATTTATCCTGATAAACCAGAATAAATCCTTCTCGCTGAGATGGTGTTAATTTTCCATCTGCGTAATCCATTTTTGATGTCTCACAACAACAGCCCTGCTCATAAATTACAGAATTACCGATATCATAATGACCTGTTTTATGAGTGTGTGCCATCACGATAGTATCAAAGAAATAATCATTATCCTTGAAATACCGATATGCCTTTTCTGCTGTTTTCAACATACCGCTAGAATAAGCAAGTGGATGCACAAAAATTGTTTCACCAACGAAACTAAACCAAGTATCGTTATAAACAATCTCGATACCACTATCCTTAAAAACATCAGTCAGAGGATCGTAATGAACCTTTGTATGAAGCTCCTTGTTGTAATGGTTAAAGCCATCAACAAAAATAAGCTCCAAAGATGTCTTTGGCATCAGTTCAAGCAAGTCGGTGTCCAGATTCTTAGCAAGATAATTCTGGAAACGTAAGTCATGATTACCATAATTTACAACAACCTTCTTAGGCTGAAGTATCTCAATCAGGTCAATCATATACTGACGTGCAATCAGAATTTCCTCCATTGGACTCTTACGATACACCTTATTGAAACGAGAAATGGCCTGCGCATCTACCAGATCCCCGTTTATCTGAAGGATATCAATCTTTCCAGCATACTCACTAAAAGTCTCAATGGGCTTCTGGAATGGAATATGTAGGTCGGAAATAGACAGAATGCAGGTTCCCACATCTCTATTAGATAAGGACTCCTGATACTGCATACCCGCACGGAATGCCTTAAAACGCTTGCGATATGCGCACTCACCAAAATTCTTACCCAACTCATCATTGAGCACCTTGGATGCGCCATCCCAAGTCAACTCTCTAGCCAGAACAGCATTCCCGATTCTTACAAAGAAGTCATCGCTCGTTTCTTCTGGCCGTTTATTATAGCAACCCATTGGCATCAAGCCAGGTCGCCCAACAGCTCATCAGAAGTGGAAATATTGATGGTGACACCCTCAATACCATCCCACTTTGCCAGAGCTTCATTCAGATTGAAGACATTCTCGCCATCCTTGGTAATCTCGGTGATAGTACCCTCGGCAGTATCAATAATAGCGTTCTTAAAAACAACACTCTTCTTAGCAACCATAATTCTATTCTCCCTTATATTTTATTTCAATTTTGAAATGATTTAGCGATTAAACTGAATCATATCCGCCCATGTACTAATCCATCCACGATGATTTGTGTGAAGTTCACAAATCGCAGTTCTATCATGACCTCTAAAGTGTTCAAGATATGGAAGGAAACCACTGTTTTGCGGATTTTTGTACAAGTCACACTGGCCTGTATGACCGATTACGACAAGTTTACATGAATCCTTCAACCGGGTAATAACCTTCAAAAGATCACTTAGATAGAAATTCTGCGTTTCATCGAGCAAGATTACTTTTTTGTCAAAGGTGATGCCACGCATATATGTGTGAGTTGCACACTGAATATACGCACCATATTTCTGACTTTCAGGATTATCATCAACAATCATCGCAACATTTGGATTAACGCCAATAGTCTCAAGTGCCTGATAAAGTGGTTCCATATACGGAGCACTCTTCTGTTCCTGCGTGCCGGGAAGATAGCCTTGCTTCTCTTCCTGTGTAGGAGAAACAATATATGCGATACCATTATATAGTCCATACTGAACTAACAAATTCGCCACACCGACAGCAATCGTAGTTTTACCAGTACCAGCACGGGCATTACAGAACACAACATCAATATCGGGATTCCAGATTGCGTCCCTAAAGATTTTCTGTTCCGGATCGAGCGTCATTCCATAAAAAGTAGGATATTCATCCAGATTCTGCGGGACATCCTTCTTCTTACGCATTTCAGTCTTATCAGAAGCCATATATTATAACTCTCCCTTAATTGAATTCATCCACATCATCGCAAATCTTATCTACAATGCCAAAGTTGACCTGCTCATTAGCGTCCAGATACCAATCCTTCGCTTTATTCTTGGTCATAGTCTTCTTATCAATGGTAGAGTGAGCCATAATATACTCACGCATCTTTGCAACCTGCTTCTCGTAATAGTCCATAGCCATCTTAGACTGCTCAAAAGTACCCTGAGCACCGCCAGAGCCACTGTGAATCAGTGCAGTAGAATGAGGCAGGGCAAAGCGCTTCTGACCAGACAACAGCATCACAAGAGCAGCGCTCATTGCAATACCTGCGTTGATCGTCCAAACAGGAGTCTTACTCAGCGCAACAACATCAATAAAGCTAAACATCGCATCCAGCTCGCCACCATAGCTGTAAATAAACAGCTTAATAGGCTTGCGCTGCTCAATAGGAATATTCTTGTCGATACGGTTGTATTGAAGAATCTTTCGCTCAATTTCAATCAGAGACTGGTCAATCTCAAAATCAATAAAAAAGATGCGATCCTTCTCGTCAACGTAGAAGTTCATCATCTCAGGAGAGGGGAGACCACCACCATTCATCAGGTTTGTAATCTCCTCGGGCAGCTGAATTTCAAAATCCAAAGTCTGTACCTCGTTCTTTCATAAATTAGTCTCGAATGCCGCGTTTGGCACGCTCAACAATTTCACGAGCTTCAATATTAAACGGAATCAGCTCCAGATAACGAACAGATTCCTCAATAAATCGCTTGTGTCGAGTTTTTGCAATGAAAACCTTCGGATAAACCTTACGAATTTCCTTTGCTTCTGCTTTGGTAATCTCAATCATTTAGGTAAAACACCCTTTCAAAATAAAATAGGTAGGAAGAAAACAAGCGTCCTCGCTCTCTCCCTACCATAACTTTCCGCACTATGTTTTGCTCTATATATGTAAAATTATAACGTATCTACGTTGAAATATCACGTTTTTTCACATTTCATAAATCAAACATTTTTCTATTTTGTGCAGTTTTCTCGATATTTACGTTTTTTGCGCACTTACGACAGTATTTTTGTCTGCGTCCAGTGCGAGCAACCATCTTTCCGCAACAATCACACTTGATGTATTCTTTCCCACAATACTGGTTCCACAGAATACCAGCATTCTCAAAATCGTCCACGAAAATCTCATGAGGAGAATCCGGCTTTGCAATCAAAATATGGATGTTCAAGTTGTCAATCTTTTTCAAGCTGGCAAACCCAATAAAACCAAGATTATGTAACTCACAAATCATCTCGTTCTGTTTTTTCTCATTCACAGATACATTTGCCATCCTGAAAATATCAGCCGTATCTTCCGTAATCCAGTAGTTGCATTTTTCATTAACAGCAATATGGTATTTTGCTAGGCACAGCATCGTAAACATCATGCGCTGCATCTGCTTGCCTTCAAGTGCTTGAATCTTCTCTACCTCAGCCTTCGTAATGCACACACCATCAAGTTCGACCATAGGACGACCTTTAGCAGAAGCAATCGCTTTATCAATCAGTTCTCTGTCCAGAACCTTATTGTACCCTTCAAAATGACGCAGCATATACTCGTTAAGCTTTTCTCTTACGTCATCCTTTGAGTATCCCTTATAGAAATAATACTTCGCAATATAATGCAAAACATGCCCCGCTTTCTTCCAAGGCACATCCTTCTCTAGCCATTCTTCAGCGTAAAGAACTTCATTCAATACAATCATCCGCATCCTCCTTGCTATTCATGTCAACCAACACATCCTTGAAACGCTTGCCGTCATATTCAATATCGCCAATCTCATCCTGCACAAGAGAATGCACCATACCATTATGGCGTTCCAATAAACGTTTAATCAAAGTATCATGGAACAACTCCCAGACGATTGCAATACTGGACGCATTCTTTTTACAAAGATCAAGCAGAATGTCGCAAAGCACATCGTCATTAGAACACTTATCGTGAAGATTGCGGAACATACTTTCCTGATACAGCGCAATTCGCTCCTTGCGGTCTGCGCCGGTTTCCTTATTATTATTTCCGTTACCAGAATGGATTGCGTTGCCACGAGCAAATCTCAAATAGTCCTTAAAGATAGAGCGGATGCCATAGTATTGAGAATTAGTGTATTCAACGCCATACTTGAGCGAATCATAATCAAACTTGCGCTTTATCTTGAGTTCTTCCTCAAAATCCTCCAATTCATCCTCAACGGTCCAGCATAGGCGGTTCATAGTACAAGAGTTGATTCCGACCGGCATCCGATAAATGTAATACTGGATAACCATTTCATCCACGTCGTCCTTGACGGTCTTTTGCATAATCTCATCCAGACCGGCAAACCCATCCCACTTGATGCGCTTGCGAGCTGCGGCCACATACTGCTTATAATCACGCATCTGAGCAGGGTAGATGTAGCTCATAAAGTACGGCTTACGCCATGCGCAAATACTACTCCAAAACTTCTTATCCTCGATAGTGTCAGGATTATCATCGTCTTTAGCAGCACAAGCTTTGTTGTCATACCAATACTGCGGCATAGGTACGCAAGAAATTCCCTTTATGCGATCAATTGTATCTTGTTGATATTTCTGGCCAGAAATAATACGATATGTAAGCTCTTTATATTCTCTACTTTCTGGTTCAAATTTACTCTGCACGTCAAACATTGTGGTAATACGATTGGTTACCTTGCCGATATCGTCACCAAATCCATTGATGTTAGATTCAATGAAGTCCTGCTCGGTTGGAACTTTCTTTTCACCTTTTTTCTGAGCGCAAAGAATTACAGTCTCGTTTCTCCATTTATCAAGGAGAATTCTATTGTCTGTACTGAAAATAAGATCGCCATCCCAATCCATTCCATCTAGTGCGGCACACGTATTATCAAATGCACTTACGATAGCTACCGTTTTAATGTAGCGATACCAATTCTTGCATTCATCGCTCGAATTTAAATCTAAACACCGAATATTTGCCATCTGACTCATCGGTGCTCTAAAGCAGGCTACCCGCTTAACATCGCGGTCGTTCCAGAATCGGCTGTAGACCTCTCCAGCTTTTAACAGTCCAGTAACTTCCATTCCAAAGATAGATTGACAAAGCGCATAAGGGTCTCCACTTGCCACCTGGAAATTTCCTCGTACTTTCACAACACCCGTTTTTGCTTGCGAAATTCGCTTTTTAATAAAGTACCGAATCCGATTCTGCACATAAGGGTCGTTAATCATTTCCGGCTCAATCATAAGAGCCTTAATATAGTCGTTTTCCAGACTGTTTATGTAATTCGGGTCATCACGCATTCCACTACCACGCAAATACAGCAACGCATCACGCCAGTCACCGCCCATGACACCCTTGATCTCATCCAAAGTTGGCTTCACGAGCTCATGTATCTCTTCGTTCGTAAGCTGATAGCTTTGAATAAACTGATAATTCAGGTTGCGCTCTTCATCAAGCTCCAACTCACAAGTCTTTGTTACAGAGAAATGGTAGTGATTTTCCTGGCAATTCTCAAAATAGTCCTCGCAACTATGATAACTATCCCACAACTTGAGCATTGACCCTGTGAGAATCACCTGAACACGATTGACATCCTTGTAGTTCCCCCAAATATCGCGCACCATATTTTGTTTTGCTACTTTCTTAGCGAACTCGCGAAAAGGGAAGGGGAATAACATGCCTTTACAAAATGCGTTGCGTACACAAAAGCCAGATGCGGTGGATGGTAGTTTCAAATCCTCACTCCACTGCTGTGCGAGATCGTAACTGATGAGTCCAAAACCGTCGCTTGCGCAAAGCTCACAGTCCTGCTCAGGATTCTCCACCATTGTAGGTTCACCAGACACTCCGTCATCCAGAACGATTACATGGTCTTTGAAATGCGTAAAACAATCATCTACAACAAGCACGCCGTCAGGGTCAGTAACCGGAATGGAAGCGGAGCAGGCGAGTGCCCGATATGCTTCCAACTTTGCTGGAATAAACTCCATTCTTTTGTTACGGCCATTATCAATTCGCTTGCGGATCTCATCAATAAGACGGTCGCTCACAAACACAATCGTGCTATTCTTAACACCACCGGTAGTACCAACCAGACGGCGATACGTGATTCCATTGATTTTAAACCCCTTTGGAGAACATGCACGGCGGTAATCATTCTTCTTATCAACCACCAGACACATATAATCCGGCTTGAATTGAACTGTGTCCAGTTCAGTATACAGCCTCCGAATCTCCCGGCGGTTCTCTAAGCAAGACGGCTCATTCCGCAGCATCTTGATTCTACGCTTAATGCTCCGTGCCTTAGTCTCTGCATCCGTAACACCATTCAACTCATCAATCCATCGTAAAACAGTGCTATCAGCCAGCGAGATGATCTCGTGGTTTCGTCTAGCCTCATCTAATGGTAGAGTCAAATCCCACTTTGCTTCAACCAGACGCTTCGTATGGATCTTAAAAACAAACTTCTGGCAAGTTTGCTGCTTTGCCATTCGGCAGTCACCTCCATGTTCTTCTTAAACGTATCCTGTATTTTGTAGCTAAAGAGAAAATATAAAAGCAGGCTTTTACAGATAGCAACTCTCGCCATCTTCCATAGCCTTGAGCCAAAGTCGTTCGCGCTCCTGATAGAGCTCATCCAGCATACCGTCGGCAGCCTCGTACTCGCTGCGTGTCAGACTGGAACTATTCATATCACGTACAAGTTGCTTGAATTCCGCATCAACATCCTCGTAAGTACGCATCACTTAACCTCCTCGTCCATGACAGCTCCACAGTCAGGACAAAACTTTGATTCATCAATATTTTTGCAAGAATGACAAGCCGAGCATTCAACAAAGAAGCTTTCTCCAAAATCCGCCTCATGTTCAATCCAGTGAGCATGAACCACTCGACGGAACTCACCGCCAGCAGATATCTCTTCTTCAAGAATGCGCTTTGTGTATTGCATTGCCATATCGCACCACATATCATCAATAGACTTTGCATTACCTCTAGCCATAGTACGAGCGATAGCACTATTGAGGACACCAATCAATCGTGTTGCGTTAATATATTTCTCCATCACTTGACCTCATCAGCTACCAGGCGGATCGTCTCACCAATCTGTTCAAGCTCTGCCAGCAATACATCCACGGTATCTGCATCGCTTTCAGAAATATTCAAATCCTTAATCTTATGTAAAGCCCATTCGAGGTTCGGGTAATAGCCAACCGTAACCTCTTTTACACCGGTGCCCATCTCACCAGTCTTTGGATTCTTGCCAGCAGGTCGCTGCTCAATGATAACGAGATTTCTGTTATCCAATGTCTTAATTACATAATTTCTAATCTGAATTTTCATTATTCTCTCCCTTTTGATATGTATTTACATTTCAAACAAGAGCCGCACGGACTCTTATTTAACTCTCATTCACACGGCTGGCTTTAAATGCGGCCATATCATTCATAAAATCATTGATATGTAAATACTTGTCAGCCTTCCGCACAGTCTTAGGCTTAAACTCTCGGCACTTGCATCGCACCTCGTCACAAGTTGTGAAACATGGAATCTCATAGCGGCATTTCGTGCAAACATACTTCTTGTGGAACTCCGGCAAGCGGCCAGCTGCTTGGTAACTCTCATAAGTTACCTTTAAATCAATCCAGTAGGGGTTATCAAAATTCATTGTACTCAACCTTCTTCCTTATCTTTTATAAGAACCATACCATTTAAATCCAGCACGAGGGATTCCAGAATTCGCAGGAACACGAATCATTCCATCTATAAAGAGCTGAAGAACCTCATCACTCAACTGCCTGTGCACAAAACGAAATGGTGGTTGAGAAGTATCATTGTAATATTCTGGATTTTCCTCCAATACCGCTCTACCTCTTCTGACGGCAGAAAGTGTTGGGATATTCTCACACATCGCATCATTTATCTCGTGAAAGCATTGCTGTTGCAATTTATATTCTGTCCGTGCAGCAGATCGCTTCAACGAGTTCGGCTCAATCGTAATATGGTACATCGGTCGTGCTAGGTCATATGTAAAAATTTCCTTGAACCTATTATCTAATTCTTCATAGAACTCATGAAGCCGTCCAGTCAGAAATACGTCTTGTTCACTCTGGCACACTCGACCAGATGACGTATAGAACTCATGAAGTACATTCGTATACATCTTCATATAAATGGCCTTTTGGTCTTCAGAAGGAATATGGTACTCTTCTGGATTATGGTTTATAAACACAGCGGGACAGTCTTCAAAAAATAGTTCCTTGTTTTTCGCCATAGATCTAAGCGCAGACTCAATGTACCCAACCATTGTAGATTTAGTACATTGTTGAAATGTCTCAGCATCCGCTGCTAAATTCTCTCTAAACTCATCCATTTGATCACAAGCAATACTTTCTAATGGTGTACCAACTATTTCAGCCAAGAAGGTATCATCGCCATGTAAATCTTCTGGATATTGATAAAAATTTTTGTTAGTCATTCCACATGCTCGTAATATTGCTGCTGGTGTCCAAAAGAACTCCATCCAACTACTGCCGTCACATTCTTTAAGTAAATGGTAAGCAATCTGGTTCTGCAAACGCAAAGAGAATTTCCCTTTATTTCTTGTCGGCAGAGGAGGAAGCACCTCATTATCTGGACGAATCTTTACAACAATAAAGCGCTTTCCTTCCTTTTTAAATTCAACAAAACGATTCAAATCTTCAAGGAAGTGTTTTTTACTATTCCCACCCAACGGTTTTCCGTTTTTATTAAGGATGTTGAGATAAGTAGATAACTCCAAGAAGTTTGAGAACTTTTGTCCATCACTTAATTTGTTGACCATATCCTGCGTAACATTATAATTATTTTGCTCCATATTGCCTCCAGTTCTAATTTAGTTGTACTGACGAGTCTGTATTATATATATGTATGAAGATACATAGTCGTCAGTACAAGTACAACTATCACAAAATATCTAATAATGGTTTACTCGACTTGAAGCTATGGCGCGTAAGCGGCATAGATTCAATTTGAGTAAACCTACGAGCGTCCGCAGACGCGAGATCCCTCTCCACCGTCGTAACGGTCCCTGTCCGGGAGGACTACTATAAACATCCTCTTGCTATCTTCTTTACAGTATCCTGTATTGTATAGCTATCTACACTCATTATACCATGAGATTGCCAAAAGTTCAATAGCTACATAATACAGGATACGAGTATTTCTAGTGCCTATTATAATAAGGTATATTTTGGATGGTATTGTTCTCTATAAAGGACATTTAGATACTCTGTGTGTTCAGTATAAACTGCCAGAGGCTACAATTATGCTCTTATGAGGTGTCTGAAATCTCTGAGAATGTTGTTTGGATGCCAGATCAGTCTATTTATGGCGATAGGGGAGTATAGATGGGTACAAATAGGTACTTTATGCTCCGAAGAATGGTCATTTTTGGTACATTTATGGTACGCATCGGAAAAACTCGCATGAAACCTAGCTTTTTTAGGCTTTATTGGATCAAAAAGGAACAAAATAAGTGGTAAAAAGGTACAAATAAAAAGAAAAACTAGCCAAAATATAACGAAAATACGTTAAGTTCTAGCTAGTTACCGAATGAGCTACCGATAAAAATAGCGATTTTAATCCATTTTTATGTATTTTGAGTGGAAAAATGAGTGATTTGTGAGTATGTGCAGGAGAGGGTATATGGGTGTATTTTTAGGATAATTTTGTCAGGGAAATGTAACCGGGTAGGAACAGGTTAAATGGTTAGATTGAGTTGATAAGATAGATAGAGGTTGTTGTGATTGAAAGAGAATGGTATTTTTGTGGAAATTGTTGTGCAGAATGTATAGAGAGTAAGAGAAAATAAAAGTCATAATTGGTGATTATGAACAAGAAAGATGTACTGGGATCTCGGCCTGCTGCCTGGAACGTCTCAAAAATGAAAAGTATCCCCTATGGTGGAAAAGCCGCTTTTGTGCAAAAAGCGGCATTCACTTTAATTGAATAAAGTGCCTGTTTTTTCACTTTCCAGGCCGGGAATTATTCCTACTTTTCCAGTATGTTTATAGTACTGATTTTTGTCGGGAATTGAATTTGCAAATTAGTTGCATTTTCGTTGCGTTCGATATCAAAATGATATCGAATGTTGCGTGTGCAACATTTTGTAAAGTATTTTTACTTTACGCCAATTATGCTATTCCCTATATCTTGTGTTCAGTCAATCGACAAACCCAATATCTAGTATCTATCCATATTGTTCAATATCGTACTATACACAATATCTAGTATTTAACCATTCATTCAAACCACAATATATAGTATTGCCGGGGACTGCTGTACCTATTAGAGTTTTGCCTGCCCAGGCGCACGCACGCGCGCGAACACGTTTCCGCGTGTTTCTTAAAATTCTTTAACCATTCGATCACAGCCTTGCCAAAATATAATTTTTAACGATATATCGCTGTTTTTAAAGAATCTATAATTCTTGCACGTTCCGTCCATGCGTTTGCAACAAAATTATATGTTCAACCATAGTAAAACATGGTAGAGTATAGGCACCGGAAGGCCGGAAGGCTTGAAGGGACGCACGGTCGGAAGGTGCGGGAAAGTTCCCCGATAAATCGTTTAAAAGCAAGCGGTCGTTCCCCGAACGGAAGGAAGTGTAAAAGCAAATAGTACGGAACGGCGCTCATGCAAAATACCACGTTTAACAGACGGGAGAGAGGATAGAACGGTTTTAGACGTGCACACAAAATAGCCCTTCAATCAATCGAACGGCTAAATAAATGGCACGGCGGGCAAGGCGGTCGGATTCCGTATTTGTTCAAGTGGTTTACCTTGCAAAACAGGTCGAAACCGATTCCAGATTGACAAAATGCGCTGGAAGGATAAAAACAATATAACCGTTTTGAAAGAATCCAAAACGCAAGTTTTGGCAACGTTTCAAACGCAAGCTATCAGTTTGTTACTTTTAGGCGGTACAATGCAATCTTGTATGATTGAGAAAACAGGATATTTTTGCAAAGATATGCAATTAGACGGCGTTGAACTTCAAAAGTTTGGCGCTTTTTGTTTGGACTTCAAAAGTTTGGACTTGTCGCAGATAATAGCAAAAATAGACAGTTTTCCGTGACAATTGAATAATAGCAAGCATGGTTGAAGGGCTGTTTTTGGCAGACAGAGGGTAAACCATGCTTTACAGCATACATATTTGCCCATCGTGGGCGAACCATAGGCTACAGGCAGAACCTGGAATTTTGTCTGTAGCACTTGGCTTGCTCATAATAGCAAGAAGTCCATACACACATTATAACACAACAAAGGAGAAAATACTATGTCTACTACTACCATTCTGTCCGCTATCAACTTCAACGCTACCGCAGCCGCAGAGAAGAACCGCACCACCGGTGCAGCCGTTGCCCTGTTCAAGAAGGGTGGCAAGGAAGTCAACACCTCTGAGAAGGCCCTGGGCAGAGACTGCCTGAAGGGTATCACCGCAGAGCAGTACGAGACCTATTGCAAGGCCGTCCGTGCTGTTTATCTGGATGCTGATTTGCTGGCACGTTATGCCGCAGACGCGGACTCTGTTCAGAAGATTCAAACCTTCTACTTCAACGATCTGACGAGCCTTACCACCGCTATCATGGGCGACAGCTTTAAAGTCAATGACATCTTTGCAACCTTCACTGTTGAGCAGTTCATTGAGCAGAGCGTGGGTAAGGTGCGTGCATTCACTGCTACCACCGCAGGCCACGGCTATGACACGGAAGCAGAATCTCAGACCAAATTTGTAAAGTGGGTCGAAGCATGGTTTAGTGCTAACGCAAGCGGTGTTGCTATGCTTTCTATGGCAGAGCGTGACCGCCGTGCAAGTGTCCGCAAGCTGTCCTCTAAGGTTGTGCGCCTTACTAAGAGTGTTGAGAATGCAGAAGAAGTGCTGTCTAGTGCTAAGAAGGAGCTGGACTCCCTCAAGAGCAAGAAAGATACCAACGCAAAAACTCTGGAAAAGAAGATGAAGGCTGTTCAGGGCATGGAAAAGGATCTGGCAGACGTCAAGAAGAGCCTGGAATCTGCTCAGACTAAGCTGGCAGACCTTCAGAGCAAGGACTTCACTAACGACTTCAGCGCAGAAGAGACCCTGTAAGTGGACCACATAACCATCGTGAACACGCAAGAGCTCTACATAAATGCTAGGCGATTAGTGGTACTAGGGAAGACGTAACCACTACCAACACGGCAGTAATGCCGTCACTATCAATCGAAAGAAGGGAATACTATGCAAAAGTTCCTGTGTAAGAACTATGCAGACCGTCAAATTAAGTTTGACGGTCATTCTGTGCCGTCTGGTGCGTACTATGGTCAGACCGCAGATGGGCTGCGTTTTATCGCAGTCGTCAGAGTAAATCAGATCGGCATGGTTTGGCGTTCTGGTAAAGGTTTGGTCCCGTGGGAGAAGTCTTATAATCAAACTGTTGTTGACTTCATCAGAAGTGAACCTGTTGGCGTAAATCCTGAGACTGTGCATTTTGATATGGCAGTGAAATCAGAACGCAAGAAAGCTGGACGTTACGCAGCACGGTTTGCAGGCACTGGATCTGCTAGTGCAAATCGCAAGAGCAAGAAAGCAGCGAAACACACTAAGGCTTTCCGTACTCGTAATGATTCCTTTACAGAAGAGTACAATAATGCCTCTAGCCTGATCTATGGGAAGATTGTCGAGATGAACGGACGACCTCAAAAGGTCTATGGTAAGATCGCAGAATACATGGACGGTAGCGGTGCTGGAAAAATCCGTGGTGATATGCGTCCTCTTGAGCCTGTTTTCCCTGTACCTTCTGGTAGAAAGGCAAGGTGAATTATGTCAGCAACTGTTTCAAGTGGTCAGAACTTGCGTAAGAGTGAAAAGTTTGCTATAATTGCATCAAAAGGTGGTGCAACTATGGCAAGCAAGTACGACAACATGAGCAAAGAAGAGCTTGTTGCCGCTATGAAAGCGAGAAAAAAATCTTACAAGTGGCAAAAGGCTTGCGTTCTTACCCCGGTAGAGGGTGAAAAGCTGGAAACTGAAATTCTTCCTCTTTATGGATGCACAAATGTTTCTCAGCTGGTAAAGAAAATTGTCAACGACGAATTGACAATTTCCCCATCAGAATCCAACTAATAAACCCCACAACCCTGGCAACAACGTCTTGTGAATTTATCGCAAGGCGTTTTCTTTATGCCTTGTTTTGTATAATTATGCAAATAATTTGCAGAATATGTAAAATGAAAACAAAAAAGGAGAACACAATGAAAGAATACGCAATCTTTGTTGCCTGTGAAGAGGATAAGGACCCCAATTTTGGTGGCCGTTACGTCCTCTACACGGAAGAGGAAGTGAATACCCTGGGTGGTCTGGACGCTGTTCTTGCCAAATTGAAGGCAGAAGGCGAGATCATCACTGGTATTCAGACTGGTGAACAGTGAAATCAAACACGTCAGAAAATCACATAAAAGAGGACTTTTAACAATGAAAAATGATATCAATTTCGTTTCTATGATTCATCTGGCAGATACAGATGGAAATCGGTTTGTAGCAATCTATAAGCCGATGTCAGAAGAAGAGCGTCAAGCGTTGCTTGAACGTTATTGGCAAGAGAATCGTTGGGGCACACGATTTGGAGCCCCTGATATTCTCGATGTGTTTCCGCTTGATGACTCATGTTTTCCGAATCAGTGGTTTGAAAACATGAGTGAATGCGAAAGAAACTCAAAATGTAGCTACTGAATGAAAAATGCCGTGAAGTTAGTGGGCACGGGGAAGAAAGATCCCACTACCAGCCCAATAGGGTACGCAATAGCGTTGTAAAAAATGAATTTGCAAAGCCTGGTTTATCCTGGCAGAAAGGAAGTCTTGTTATGAAATCGCTTCTCATGTTATTCGGCTATTCTGCTTATCATGCAGAGTGCGTTGCACCTATGATGTGGGCTTTCGTAATTTGTGCCATTGCTATTGGCGTGGCAGAATGGAAAGGGTGGTTGAACTAATGTTTCGTAATGTAAAGAGCTTACGATTCATTGGAACGGATGACTTTCACCGTGAAGTGTTTATCGATAAGTTCGGTACAGTATGGAAATACACAGAACCCGGTGAAATGCCGCAAGAACGGCATGACAAACTTTACACTTCATCCAGCAACAGCATGGATGGAGAACCAGAAGAACCGATGGCAGATGACCTCGATTACAAGATCTAAAAGGAGAACTGTAATGAACAGAGAAGATATTGATATCCTAGAAGTGGGCAATGCTTACACGACACTGTTTTACAAGAAGAATCACTATCAGCCATACATTGTGGCGTGGCATTTTGACCCGGATTCCTACACATGGGATCAGGGTCATTATTTTTGTGACCTGAAATCCGCAAAGAAATTCTTTGCAGAGCAGGAGCGCAATAATGCAAATTGCAAGTATTGCGAAAAGCTTGATTGCCCTCACAGGGATTGCGTCAGACGATTACCCTATGAAAATGGTGGAATCCTTGCTTGTGAGAATCTTTGGTAAAGGAGAATGAAAAGCATGAAAAAGTATGTCATGTACGAATCGCTTGGAATGTGGTATATCACCACGGCAGAAAATCACAATCGTTATATTACGGATGCAAACAAAATCATCAAGTTGAGCCGTGACTTTGAGGAAGCGAAGGCCATTGTTGATTACAATTGGCACGGCTTTGATGATGTTGAGGTCATTCAGAAATAAAAGATATGTTTTAAGGAGAGTTTGATATGACCGCAAGAGAATATTGTAAGAGCCATCCTGTAACCGCTTATGATAGCAGCTACGGCAGATGTGGTGGTTTCCAGATTTACGGCGATATCGAATACGGCATTGATGATTACCTTTATGGTATGTCTGGTGCGCTGTGTGAAGATGAGAAATATCATAGTTATCATCATCTGAAGATCACCTACGCACCATCTGGCAGAGCATACGTCAAGTGCTTTGGCAGACGAATTTATCTTGATGAATGCTTGAGAGTGTAAAGGAGAATCAACTATGCGGAGAGGTCAGTATTTTATGAACGATGAAACAGGTGTTATCACTAACATTCACCGGGAAGCTGTCGAATGGTTTCGGCAGGGTGCGAATGTTTCCATCTGGATTAACGGTGTTTTTGTATGCCGTTGGGGTCACTGATAAGAAAAGGAGAGTACAAGAAAATGAAACTTACTCAGAATAAGCTGTCCGTTATCCTGGCTACTATTGTGGCTGGTGTTTCCATTTTGGCAAACTGTATGACTGCTAATGCAGCAGGACCTGTGAAAACCGGCCTGAACGATCGTTATGTGCTGGCAGGCCGTGTGGATGAAATTGAGGTGTTTCGCAACGGGATCAAGACAATTCATGTGGTTGATGAGAACGGCGAAGAATGGCTGTATTCTTACGCAAGCATGGAAGAAACTCCGTCAGATGGTCAGAAAGTGACCATGGTTATGAACAGTAACGGCACAGAAACCATCTATGACGATACCATTGAAGACGTTCTGTGGGCACGGTCTGATGAAGTGAATGTTGATTGATGTTCACAAAATGTTCGCAGAAATAAAACGTATCAACGTACTAAAATGTGACGTTAATAAAATCTACATTTTAGTGCTTGACATTTCTATCAGTATCCTGTATTATGTAGCTAAGAAAGGCAGTCCGTTAGAGGACTTTTATTTTTACCGTTCAGCTATATAATACAGGATACGCAAGAAAAGGAGATCCAACTATGGCTATGTATAAAACTAAGAAAGACGCAGCATACGCATGGGTTCAGGAATTTAATGTGATTCCTCAGAGCGTTATTGAAAAGCTCAATAAGGTCGATTTGGAAGAAAATGGCGAAGGTATTACTGAAATCACGCCGCCGTCTTGTGGTGATCGTGTCTATATCTTTAGCGGTGATCACTATGGCGAAAATGGTGAGGTTCAGAGCTACAACGAAGATGACAACACTTACAAAATTTGTCTCGACGGTACTGGCGAGGAAGTTGATGCCAGAGAAGATGATTTTGAAGTCGAGCGTGACGACTTCTTTCCGATGTGGGGAACGATGTGGCAGTTTAGTGACAGTTGCGATAACTGGTGGCTTGAGAATCATCTTCAGGAAATGGCAGATTGCGGATTCCGTATCTATGAACAGGAAGATTTTGGGTATGTCTTTGGTATTGATGGTTGTGGCTACGACTTTTACGAATCTCATTGGATTCCGCTTTATGAAAAGCGTGGATTCCATTGGGATGATGAGACTGTAAAGGAGTTGGAAGAAAATGCGTAAGACGTTACTTGAACGGCTTTTGGATGCCGGATATCCGAAAGCAGAAATTTATCATCATATGTCTGACCTTTATGTTTTTGTAACACCGTTGACTACAAAAATTATTTCTGAATGGTGTGATGAAAATGGGTATACGATGAACTTGCATTGTGCAAAATTCGTGGATCAGATTACGGGGAACATGATGTACGACTGTGTTTTTCAGTATTATGAGGTGGAAGAAAATGACTGATATTCAGGAAAAGATGTGGGACGCGTTGGTTGGGATGTCTGGTGAGGATGTTGCAAGAGCATTTACAAATTTCTTTGGTAATCAGCTTTTGAGTGAGGATTTCTGTCAGTTTTTGGTTGATGAAGGTTACATGGAAAGCGAGAGCGAAGAAGAGTGATTATTGATTCCATTCTTGACCGCCGGGACGGCAGACACTACAGCGCACATGATTTCTATATTGAAGTCAGAAAGTATGAGTGTCTGGGCGTAGGCACTCACGGTGAGGATATTTCACTTGCAATGGATTACGGTGACAACAAGGATGTGCAGCGTGTCTTGTGTCAGTATATCCAGCGCAATGGTTATCCGACAGACATTGAGGATTACGTAAGAAGTCAAGTCTGGGTGGTATAAGCAGCAGATGCTAGGTGATTAGCGGTACTAGGGCAGACATAACCGCTACCAGAATGCGAAAGCATGAAAATATTAAAAGGAGTGTTTGACATGAAGAAGTTTAATTCGACCTTAAATAAAGGGTTCAATCTGACTTTTGCAAATGATATTACTGCAAGCGTCCAGTGGGGAGATGGGAATTATTGCGATAATCATTTTAGCATAGACTTCTCTTTCTCAAAAGAAGCAAGTTCTAATACGGCAGAAGTGGCCGCATGGAATGAAAGCGGCGAATGGGTTACAAATAAGCTCTACGACACCTTGGATGATGTTGCTGGGTATCTTTCACCAAATGAAGTGTTACAGTTGTTGAATAACTGTGCGAATTACAAAACGGCTTAAAATCATGCTTTTATGAGGTGAAAATATGGCAAAGAAGAATAAGATTCCGGTCATCTTCCGCAAGATTGATGGATTTATTGATGCGATTTTACCGACTATGGCGCACTCTTATGGAACAGTTCTCACTTACTGTAGGAACGAAGGCTACAATGAAGCAGACTACCTTTATGCAATTAAAGGTCGGCTTGCTACAGAAGATGAGTATACTCCGCTTTTGAAAGAGTTGCGTTCTATTTACGATGACGATGAAAACGAATTGGTTGTCCGTAAGAAGATTGCAACATACTGGAATGCTAAATGGTGTTGAGGTGAAAATATGTTTGACCCAAAACGTGTTTGGAATTGGCTGACGAATTATGTGAATAATTCATTCGACAATGAGATTATTTGGACTGATGGAGAAAGCATTTTTACAAAAGATGAATATTACGCAAACGATATTTCTAATGCTATTGACCTTCTTGTTGGTAGAAATGTTTCAGTGACGGGTTATTACGATCCAAAGGAAGATGAAATGGATGGATGCACAGATGAATACACCGGATGGTATTACGTTTCAATTGAATAAAACAGATATTTTACAATGATTAAGGAGAAGAAAATGAGAATATTAAGAGATAATCCCATTGAAGAAGGAATAGATGCTTTCTTTGAAGAAAAACAAAGACTCGAAGAAGAAAAGCAAAAACTCGAAAATGAAATTCGAGATTATGAACAGGAATATTTAGACCAATATTATGATCGGTTAGAGGAGGAAGAACTTTCCGAACGCTTGGATTACTGGCGGATTCACTGGCTTCCTGATGGCACTGTGGAGGATTTTGTTTATGACTGTTTCTGAATTTATTAAAAAGTTGAAGGAGTTTGACTATGACGAAAATACCGAATTGATTTTTGGGATGTATCCCAATACTGAATTCGGAGACTGGAAAGAACTTCAGGTCAGGGGAGTGTCAAAAGGTGTATGTCTTTCTGACGAAGAAGCATATCCAGATGATCCTTTGATTTGCGTAACGATGGAGCAGGAGTGATAAATATGACTGAAAAAGATAAGCGTGTTTTGAAGTACGCGATTGATAATTTGATTGCAAGAGAAAACAACTTGTGCGAAGGATTTTGCAAAAACAATCCCGCACACAGAGCAGAACGTGAGCGTGACCGGGATTTGATTATCTTTGGTATTCGTGATGTTTTATGTGAAGTTGAGCGTCTTGAAGAACAAGAGAAAGAGATGCTGGAGAAAGTCAAACATGAAGTGGTTCAGTTTTGATTGAGGTGATAAAAATGGATACTAATATAAACCATTTTAACAGTAGAAAAGAATACATGGAGCTTGTTTATCACAATTCTGATCCGTTTGATTTTTGGGAAGAAGTGCGAAAATTTCACAAGGAACGTGAGCAGGAGGAAAAAGAACATGACCAACACTGAAAAGAATATCGTTCTCGCAGCTCTTTCTTCATATCGGCGTAAGCTAATGGATCAGAGTGTTTCGTTCCTTAGAGCTGGCAATCACGAGGATGCAAAACAGTCAACGATGGAAGCGGCCAACGTGAATGCGTTGGTGATTAAGTTTACAAAAGAAAAGGAGTTTGCAATATGACTGATCCTTGCCGTTATTGCGTGGCACCGGAGCGTTATCCTGGTTGCCACGACCATTGTGAAAAGCTGAAAGCCCATCGTGGAAGTGACGAGTATAAGAAGCTGTGTGAATACAAAGAAAAGTATTTCAGAAACAATATGCCGAAAAATACGGTAGCAATCTATTATGATATGCGTCGTAAGAAGCATAAAGGTTTACATATGATGGGCTATAAAGGAATGGGTGTTTAATGTGAAATATTGTATTTCTTGTGCAAATACTGGATGCCATTTTAATGGCGATAGAGGAATGGATATAAATCGTTGTCCTCAGTACATTGAAAACGACAAAGAATATAAGTGGGACGCTGGTTTATGCGCTGAAGATACGTGTGAAAGCACTGTCTTGCTTACTATGGCAGAAAAACGTGCTGTCGATAAATTCATTTCCCAACTGCATCAGGAGGGATATTGCGGTTTCGTTTGGATTGATGACAAACCGATTGAATTTTATGGAGTGTGATAAAATGTGGGATTTAGTTGAAAATGAATATTCTAAAAAATATGGAATTGGATGCGCAACCTTTTTTCGTGACAAACAATTAAAAACAGCAATAGTTATGTATAAATATAATGGCCGCAGTATTATGTTTTGCTATTCCGAGTACGATAATAAGATTCTATCTGACGGTGATAAAGACGAAATTGAGATGACAATCAAAAAGAAACTCAACTTTTGGAAGGATTAACTATGTGGGATTTAATGGGTAACAATTATTCAGAAGTATACGGAATTGGATATGCTTTACTGAATGGAATTTCAGCTGGGTTTTATGTGAGTGTCATGTACAAGAATCTTGGAGATGAAATTCACTTCTATTATCTTGACAATGCTCCTTACGGAGAACTTGATGATAGTACCAAAAATAAAATTGAGGATATTATCCGTGATGACCTTAACAAGCGTCATATTTTTGGGGAGGACTGATTATGTGGGATTTAATTGCAAACGAATACGCAGAAGATCATAAGTTTGGCTGTGCAGAGTTTAGTTATAAAGAGGATGGAAGCTCGTATGGATATTCGGTTATGTATCTAGTTATGGACTACTGTATTATGATTTACAAGCCATACGAAATTGACGAAGATGATATGAATGAAATTCGAGACCTTCTTCTTGAAGACTTAAATAAGAGTTACGGGGTTTAAGCTATGTGGGATTTAATAACAAATAATTACCACGAAGAAGATGGAACAGGTTACGCCTTGATGTTTAACACGAGTGACAGGTATTATCTTGATGTTATGTACAGGTGTAGGCCGTTATACAATTCGATTCGTGCTTTTTATTCTCTTAATATTTCAGAGAATGAAAAAGAGAATATCGAAGAAGTACTTGTAGAAGAACTGAGAAACAATGGAGTTTTAAGGAGTGAAGATTATGTGGGATCTGAGGGAAGTTCACGCTTGTTTTGATGGTGAAGGTTGGGTTTGGAATGAATCTTTTCATCACAAGAATGTGTTCGTAGGAGAGAATGAAGATCCGAAAGAAATCTTTTGGCAGGAATGTCAGATGTTCTTTCTTCAGGATTATCTAAGCAAGTGTGAAATCGTGGATGATGGCGATATTCTGGAACTTCAATTGAAGGGTTCCGGTGAGCCGGTTCTTGCTATGGTGATTGCAGAGTAAAGGAGAATGAATTATGTTGCTTTTCAATTATGTTTTGGAAGACTGCGTAGTAATTGTTAAGGATGATAATGGTTACAGTAGAGTTGTTTCTGGTAGCGCTGATTCAATGCTTTATGACTGGTGGCACGAATGCAATTATGTGGCAAGTAATGATTCTTTGGTTGTTTACGCAGCTTGCTTTGGAGTAGAAGTAAAATGCAAAACGTTCGGAGAATATATGGAAATGATTGATAAGATTGCCGGAAGCTGTGATGGAATGGAAAGGGAAGAATGAGCTATGACACGATTTTATCTTAATGCGGGTGCTCTTAACCGTTGGATGCACCAGAATAAAGCACAATACACTGGTGCTTATGTTGAAGGTGTTCTGGTTGATAGTTTTGTCGTTGAAACAAAGCGTGGAGTCGCAGCTATCTATGAACACTACCTGAATGAGTGGACAAGCAACTATTATGTTGAGTTCACTGATTACAAGAACGGTTTTAAGAATGGCGAGGTCGATAAGATTTGGTCTGATTGGTACGCTTTTGAAGAAAAGGCTAGTGCATAAGAGGTGAATGAACATGAATGATGTTGAAAAGATTATCAATGCCTTGAAGGACGAATATTCTTATTGCCAAGATATTGCTTATGCTGCACTAAAAGAAGGCGATGAAGAGAGAATGACATGGTATTATGGCAAAGCTAACGGAATTAAAAAGTCTATTGAAACAATCGAAAAAATGAAGAATTACGGAATCATTTTATAAAAGGGAGATTTTAGATATGGAAAAACTGTATTGCTACGATAATGAAATCATAAAGTGGACTTACGGCGACAATCTATACTGTTTGCATATCCAACACGATGATGAGGCAGATAATAATCCTCGCTGGTGGGATGATCATGATTCTATAATGGCTTGTTTTCATTCTCGGTATCGTCTTGGTGATAAGATTGATGCGAGTACGGCAGAGGAGTTTTGGAACGATCTGGTTTACGAGATGTGCGAGCCAGAAGAAATTATCAATGCACTTATTAACAAGAAAACCATTGATGTAATTGCAGAAAAGAGTGTTCATGATGATACATATTATCTTTCTGTTCTTACTGATAATGGAGAGTATACTCATTTTTGTCAGGGTTTGAAGGAGAATGAAATCCCAGTATATGCTGAGGGAGAATTATCCATTAAGGATTGTCAAATCCTTCTTGATATGTATATCGCATGGCTTCCACTCTGGTTACATGACCACTCTGGCCTGTCTATGGATTGTGATACACAATTCAGAGGTTCGTGGGACGATAGCAATGTTGGTTGGATTATTACAAAAGTTCCTAGCGGTTCTGATGTTTACAAAACAGAAGCGGAACGAATCATGCGTGACGAGGTTAAGACCTATAGCGATTATCTTTCCGGTGAGAATTACGGCTATACGCTTTACAAAGAGGAACACGGAGAGTGGAAGGAGATTGACAGAGCATTCGGATTCATCGGTTCCGACATGCTTGAAAATGGTATTACATACAGCGCTGGTTGTGGTCTTGAAAAGGCATTAAAGGAAGATCGGTGCCGTATCGGTGACGCTGAAAGAGTTGTTACTGTTACTTACAATTTTGATGAGGTGTGAATTATGACATACATTAGAGAGATTGATGGAAAATGGTATGCTTTTGCAGCAAATCCTGATAACGGTCAGGTCTATTCTATTGGAAGAGATAATCCGAAAGATGGACAGTGGTTTGCAGGTTTAACTGATAGTGGAATCAAGTACGTTGCTTCTCCTTGTCCTTCTCGTAAGGCAGCATATATGAGAGCGATGAGAAACGGATCTTATGGCGGAGTTCTGTAAAAGTTGAATTTTAGGAGGAAAAATAAAATGGATGATAATATGATGGAAAAAATTAAACTTCTGAAGCGTGAGCTTTTTATGGATGGATTTGATACAATTGAAACCTTTGTTGGTTATAAACTGAATGAAGACGAGGATGATGATGTTATTGAACGCCGAGTGGATATTGCAATCGATTCGATGTCGGAAGATGAGTTGAATATTTGGTTTGAAAAATATGATATTATTTGAATCTTCGGACGAAAAATATATTTTATGAGGTGTGAATGTATGAAAATGAATATTGATGTTGATATTGAACGTATTGGAAAGGGTTTATTTAACGTCTATATCAGTGATAATGGAAATTCTGGTGCGGAATACAAAAATGTAAATTGTGATCAGATCGGTGAGTATGTAGCAGATTTGATTGATTGTCTGGAAGAAAGCTATGAGGTTTAAAGTATGAGTTACAACGGTGGGCCTTGTTGGTCATGCATTGAGAAATCTTGTAAAAACTGTCCGTGTGCTATTGCAGAATCTTTTGATGGAACTTATTTAACGGCACAATGGATATTAAAACTAAGAGAAAATAAAGATGATTGCGATAAATTCGTTGAACGTCTTTGGAAGGAGAACACGGATTTTGCATGGGTTGAAAACGAACGCGGAGAATTAGTTCTTGATCAGAAGTGGAGAGGTTTTCCCGTTGGCAATTTCACACAGGATGAATGGTTTCATTGGGTAGATGAGTTCCATAGTAAAGGCGTTGGCTGGGTTTACGAGAATGTGAGTGTGTAAAATTTAAGAGGAAAAATATCATGAAAACTTACACAAAAGACGAACTTTATAATCTCCTGAAGAACGGCGCTATTCTTGATGAATTGCTTGATATGAGTGATGGGCAAGAGTGTACGATATTTAAAGCGGATTGCTTTCCTGAAGTGGACTGTTATAACAGCGTTATTTATATTCCTGATCTCGATATGAATGGTGTTGCCTATGACCATAAAATGACTTTGCAAGAACTTGCAGACGCATATACGAACTTTTACACTGCACAGGATATTATTGATATCTGTGAAGGTGATGAAAAGAAGGCAAAACGAGTGTTTTACAATTGTGATTGGCAGCATCCATCCACCGAACTTACAGAGATGGAAGCATTTGACGAAGATGATTGCGATACTCGATATTATTATGCTGAAACTCGTTGGTGCATCGATGACGTTATCGATGCAGCGAAAAGAAAAGGTATTGTATTGAGCCAGCAGCAGGCTGAATTGTGGTGGGAAAAGAATGAAAATTGGTTTAAGGATACTCTTACTGAATATGGTAATGAGATTCTTTTTAATGCAAATTTTAGTGAGGTGTAAATATGTGGTGCGTTATCGAATGTAGTTCTGAAGGTGAAATTTTTGAGCCTGAGTTTTTTCAAAACGAAAAAGAAGCTATGAAATATATCGTGGATGATTCGAAAGAATGCTATGCAATGTATTCTGACCTTCCTAATGTTCTGGCTTATTATGATAGTGACGAACTCGAAGCACAGGTTTGGACGGATGAATTTAGTTTCAGATGGAAAGCATTTGATATTTCTAACAAATTGATATAAAAGGAGAGTTTTATTATGGAATATGACACTCAAGCGATGGCCGAGGTCCTTTGTAAAACAGCAGGCGTTGAATATAGCTCTGATTTGGAAAAATTGCTGTACCATTTAGATGTTCAAGCACAGAATCCTTACAATGCTGATTTTCGTCGTAATGGTCTTGCTATCATTGCTAAAGCGTGCGAGGAGCTGAGAGAAAAATAATGTATTACCATCTTGAATACTCTGTCAGATACTTTATGTACGGTGATACATATAGAGGGCATGAAGTCTATCCCACAAAAGAGCTACGTGATGCAGAACTTGACTGGATGAAAACGTGTTACAGCAAGCCGACAAAGCTTATCTATACAACATATGAAACCGAAACGCTTGGTGAAGATAAGATAATAATATAAAGGAGAAAAACGAATGATTAACGTTAATGAACATGATTTCAAAATCAAAATTCATAATGGTTGGTTGATTGCCACGGGGTCGGCAGACAAAGAATGCTATCCGGGTATGCTGATTTTTTACTCTAAAGACGGAAAGACATTTTCGTGGAACGATTTAATTATGGTTATTGAGCAAGATGCAGTAAATGATAAGATTCAAACCGACCTGTATAAGAAAGGCTGCGAAGATTGTTGTCATGTTTTTGATTACGAGGATGGAGAATTGAGGGAGTGAATGTTATGATGAAAAGTTTCTTCAATAAAAATTTCTTTAAATTTAAAACAAAGTCTGGGTACATTGTTATTTTGACTTCAATGGATAAAAATGGGCACATGACTGCATTTGCATTTAACTCAGTCGATGGAAAAACCTTTCATCCGTGGGATTTGATTAAGGTTTTTGATAACGAGGACGAACGTATGGCAGATTTTAATTATGACGACATGAGGTGAGAGTTATGACTACACATGAAATTGCAAGAGATTTTATTCGCAAGATGAACCCATGTAGATGGAATGGACGTGGATACAAACCGGATACATTTAATGATAAAGATCAGATTAAATATCATGTAGATGGTCACTCCGAAATTGATGTGGATGTTTATTATGAATATGATGCTGGCGATAATAGTTGGTGGCATTTTTGTGATGCACGTGATAATGCTTCTGGCGATAAAATTCTTGGTGTGTGTAATCCTAATGTTTGGTCTATTGATGCAATTGAAGAATCTGTTAAATATTTATTTAGCAAAATGAATATTGAAATTAAATAAAATCGAGGTTTTAAAAATGATTACGGTTGTTTATGACGATACGATGTGTAATGGTCCTTACCGTGTAGAGCACAAAACAATGGAAGATGCGGTAGAGTCTGTTAATAATGATTTTGAGAGTCTGATGAAAGAATTGCGAGATGAAGGTTATGAACCTGAATGGATTCGTGACGGTCATCATATGCTTGAGGTTTATGTTCCGAATACGTCTATTAACGCATGGTGGGATTTTGAGTAAGGAGATTAAAAATGGATATCAATGATATTAAGATGTTTGAGCAGATGATGGTTGATAGCGCATTTATTGATGCCGTTGATTATGATTCAAAGGTTGCTGCACCAGCTGTGGAAGTACGCAAGATGAAAATGAAGGGTGTGTGCTCCTTTAATGAATATATTGGTTATTTGCAGAGCATTACCGGCAATGCAAAGTTGTTTTGGAAGTATCAGTTTTGAGGTGACGATTATGAGTGAATTTGAAAATCATGTTTTCGATGTTTGGAATCGTTTTGTAAGAAATATGCCTTGTTGTCCAGAAGATGGTTATGATCGTTGGTGTGATGGTGAGAACATTCTATGCAAAACATATGAAGATGCACAGAAGGTTGCTGATTATATTGATGAAAAGGCTGGACGAGCAATATCTGCTACCGGTTTTTATGATCCAGAAGAAGATAAGAGAATGGGATGTGTAGATAAGTATACTGGATGGTATTATGTCACGATCTGATAAAACAGTTCTTCTAATCTTCTAAAAAAAATGAAATACAAAGGAGTAAAACAAAATGACCACTAACAATTCTATGACCAAAATAATCTCTAAGCCCTTCGGCGCACTGAATGTGGACGTGTACCAGAATGATAAACACCAGTATTACATGACCCGTGAACAGATTGGGCGAGCACTGGAATGTAAAGAACCTCGGAAGTACATTGCAAAGATTCATGAGCGTAATGCAGACCGTCTTGACCCGTTGAGCTCGGTCGTCAATTTGACGACTGAGGTCGGAAATTATACGCAAGAACGTCAAACATATATGTACAGTTTGCGTGGCGTGATGGAAATCTGCCGCCTTTCTCGTCAGCCGAAAGCAGATGCGTTTATGGATTTCTGCTGGGACATTATGGAATCTTTGATGCGTGGTGATTCCGTTCTTGCTACTCCTCAGATGGATGCTGCACTGAGTAAGGAGTTCATTGATGTAAGACTTCATGCTCTGTTTGATAGTATGAAGAATCTTCAGAGTGAACTCAACTCCACTCGCAAAGATCTTAGTGAACAGATTGAGGAAGCTCGTGCTACCAGCAATGAAGCACTGAATGTGATTAGTAGCGTATCTCAGTGTGTCCATCAGATTAAGGACAAGCAGATGGATGATGCGATTCGTTCTACTAGAAACTTTACTCCTCGTAAGGATGTGGTGAGTGACTGGCGTAAGAAGATGTATGAACGTATCAATGTGATTGCGGAAATCAATGAGATGAAGGTTCAAGATGTGTTTCGTGATGTTTACGAATACATGAATAGTGTTTATACCTTCGTTATCGAGGAAGAGCGTAGAAAGTACTGCGCAAGAACTGGTCGTACTGGTTACATCCCTACGATTGATGTGGTCGAAGCAAGCACAATGTATAAGTCTATCTTTGGTGCTCTGGTTGAGGATCTGTATACCGAAGCGATCAATAAGAAGAAGGAAAAAACTACTGAATGGAAAGCTTTGCCTGAAGCGAAAACTATTGAAGCAGCTCCTGAAGTGGCTGTTTGTGACGCTCCTGTGATTGAGGTGGAAGTTAAGGAAGTTGAGTCTGAGCCGGTTTCGGAAGAAAAGCCCAAGAAACAGAGCGAAACGGCGAAGATTCTTGTCCCGATTTTGTTACCTTTGGCAGAAAAGCTTAATGATAAGCCGCAATACAAGCACACTTACACTCTGATTTACGAGCATATTGGTTATAAGAAGATGAATAATTTGTTTATTGCTTATGAAAAAGCTCACGGTAAAGCACCGAATCCGAAGACTAAGGTGTTTATTGAAAACGAAAAGAACCTCGCGTTATTTAAGAAAACTGTAAAGCAGCTGATGAAGGAGTAATTTGAAAAGAATTGAGGTACATAAAAATGAAGGTTTATGTTTTACACGAATGTATTGATTCTAGCGATTTTTACGCAGAAGATAATGTGATTATGGTCACAAAGGATAGAATCAAAGCAATTGATAAAATGGTATTCCTGTTTAATGAAAGCAAGAATGATTTACAACCGGTGAGTGATGATGAAACATGGTGCGAAGCTGCGGAAGCATCTGTTGTTTGTAGTGGTGAAAATTATTATCGTCACCACTGGAAGATTGATGAATTTGAGGTATAAGAACATGATGAAATATGGAAATATAACGTGCAAACGATGTGGTGTCACGTGGTATGGGCCAAAGTGTGGAAAGCTTTATTGCGATAATTGCAGAAAGATTGTGGATAGAGAAAAGGATATTAGATGTAAAAATAAAAAGAAACATAAGCCGACATTTATTGAAATTGCAAAAATGGCAGACGCAGAAGGATTGTCCTATGGTAAATATTGTTTAAAATATGGAATTTAAAGGAGATGCAAATATGAACGCAGTACCTGAGAAAAACGAAAATAACGCAGTTGAGTTTAATCCGCCAAAGGTTGATCCTACCCCAAAAGTGAAGCATAACCAGGTGAAAAACTATAATATCAAACGCAAGGAAGCTTGTAATGGAACGGTGCAACCTATTAAAGATGTAGAGGATATTAAACGAATTTCGGAATATTTTTGGAATCGTGGGATGTACCGTGATTGGTGTTTGTTTAATGTTGGTGTATGTACTGGTTTTCGTGCAAGCGATTTGCTTCGTTTTAAGGTTTCAGATGTTACAACACAGAGGGTAAATGGAAAGTTGCAAGTAAATGCAAATGCAAAGATACGAATGAAGGAAAAGAAGACTGGAAAATACCGTATTGTTTTTCTTCCAGAATCTGCTTTGGAAGTGATTTCTACTTATATTGATAAAGCAAGACTCCATTATGACGATTGGCTTTTCCCGTCATGTAAAGGAAGCTCTCGCAATTCATTGAGGAGCACAGGCGGGACATCAATTAGTAAAAAGACTGGAATTATGTATACACACGAGGCAAATCCAAAGGTAGCCGGGGAGCCGCTTGATGTGGATAGTTTTGGACGAATTATGAAAAAGGTTCAAAAGGATATGGCTCTTCCATATAATCTTGGAACACATAGTTGCCGTAAGACATTCGGTTATCAGTTTATGGTACAGCACCGTGATGATGTTATGGCTCTGGCATGGCTTCAGCACGCTTTGAATCATAGTAGTCAGGCAATCACTCTTCATTATATTGGTCTTGATTCAGAAGTGGATGAGAGATATTACTCTGGAATCAATTATGGTGTGAATACTCATAGCGAGAATTCTTGAGGTGTATGATGGCTGATACTTATATTAAAATCTGGGATACCTATGAGAGCTACTTTGAACCACTTAGTGCTGCTGAGGTGGGGCGTTTGGTACTGGCGATGATGAAATATAAATCGTCTGGAACGGAGCCTGAACTCAACGGAAATGAGCGGTATGTGTGGCCTGCTATAAAGAGAGATTTAATTAAAGATGCTGAATACATCGAAGGTAAGCGTATTTCTGGAAAAGCTGGTGGCGAAAGCAAACGCAAGCAAAGCGAAACAAGTGTAAGCAAAAGCAAGCTAGAAAAAGAAAAAGAGAAAGAAAAAGATAAGATATCGTCTTCGTCTTGTGATGAGACGACAACGACGAAATCTATCGAGAATGTATTTAGAGAGAATATCGGGAAACTTGGTGCCACAGGAAAGAAGGCTTTGAATGGGTATGTTGAGCGCATGGGCGATGAACTTGTTCTTGCCGTGATTGGAAAGTGCTCTGATCTAGGCGGTAGCACATGGGCTTATGTGCGAAAAGCACTGGATGAAGCCGAATCTCTTGGCTGCAAGACTGTTGATGATTACCGTCGAGTGTGTCCGATAGGTGGTGGTCGTAATACAAGAGTGGATAGACAAGTTCCTAGTGGAAACGATTGGCTAAAAAATGCAACAAAGCGTCGTCCGCTGGTTAAAAGAGAGCTGGAAACAGCGTGAATTGAGGTTTAAATTATGGGACTGTTACTTGGTTTAGGTTTGCTTGGTGCAGCATTTGGTATTGATGCAGTGAAGCAAGCGCCGTTTGATAGGGCGTATCGTCGTTTGGAAAATGAGTGGGGAACTTGTACATCGGAAGAGAGTAAGCGGTGTGATGCTCTGAAGTATGCCGTGCAGAACGGTTTATGTTTTGAGAACGAAAAGAAGCCTGTGATTGAGTGGCAGAAGCTGAGAGATCTTCAGTGGAAGTATCAGCTGGCTGGTATCTCTTGGCCAAGAGAATCTGCGATTCGAGATGTGTGTCGTTTGGCAGCTCGTGACCGTGGATTTGAGTACAAGGGGTATCTGCGTAATACATTGACTTTTGGTTATATCACTGATCCGAAAAATATTTGCAAGCTTGGTATCGTGGATTGAGAGGAGATTTGAAAATGAATAACGTTCGTAGAAAAGCTATTAAGCAGACCATTGACCGTTTTGATTCCATCCGTAAGAAGCTGGACGAGCTTGTGTCTGAGGTCGAAAGTGTAAAATCCGATGTTGAGGATATCCAGTGGGAAGAAGAAGAGTATCGTGATAATATGCCGGAGAACCTGCAGGGGAGTGAACGGTATGATAAAGCAGATGAAGCTTGCACAAACCTGTCTGATGCTGTGGACGCTCTGGAAGATATGATTGGTGCGTTGGATTTTGATTTTGGTGATGTGACTACATCTCTGGAGGAAGCGATGGAATGATTAAGACCACAAACCCATTAAAGAGAAGTGCATGGGCTGTGTTCTTGTACAGGGGCAAGCAAGTTTGTTCGTATCTTTTGCGTAATAGCAATCTTGGGGATAAGGAACGCATGGTAGAGCTGCTGGCACGAAGGTACATGACAGAGCCTGAGAACATTGTTGTAGATATTGAATTCAGAGATTGAGGTGATAAAGAATGACTGCGTTTATGATGTTTGTTTTGAATGTAGCACTGATAATAACAGTGAACAATAATCCGTTTGTGTTTTGATGAAAAAAGGAGATTGGTCTTATGAAAAAGTATGAAGTGGTTTGGACGGAACTTGAAGATGGGAGTCTTAGATGTGATGCGAATAACAATGGGTTCAGTGGTATGGAAATCTTATGTCTTCTTGAAGTGAAAAGAGATGATGTAAAGGCACAGATGTATAACAATACGAAGTTTACGAGGTCTATTCTTGACATGAATGGTATTCGAGAGAAAATTACCAATAAAACCTAAATTCTGTGGAGGGAAAACTAAATGATTGTTACTATGTATCGAAGAAAATGGAAATTCTCGGTGATGAGTGCAGAAGATGCAGAAGACTTTATCCGACAGCCACATTTTGAACGAATTCGGTTTATCTCTATCACTGAAGCGAATGGACATCATATTGATTTTCATAAGTGTGAAGGTAACATCACATTCCTTCCATTGAAGTTTGATGATTGCACTACTGATCTGGAAGGCACCTGTATTACGGATGTTCAGGCCAAGAATATTGTGAAGTTTGTTCTTGACAATCACGAAGCAGATAAGACGGATTGGTTCTGCGTGAATTGTGGTGCTGGTGTATCAAGATCTGCAGCCGTGTGTGCTGCTATTATGAGAATTCTGTGTAATGACGATATGCCGGTATTCACCAACAGTCATTTTTGTCCAAATATGACAGTGTACCGTGAAGTGCTCAATGCTTGGATTGATCGCCTATCCGATGAGAACGACATGATTTCGACTGAGGTATGGAATGCCGTGAACCAGGATATGTAAAACAAAGGAGTGGAAAAATGACAAACACGAAAGAAAAAGAACTGCGGGCTGGTGTTATGAAAGTTGTCAGCTGGTTGGATAATAATTGGCGTTGGATTCATACCAATGATTTTGGAGATGAAGAAAAGGCAATGGATTCCGTTGAGATTTATCATACAGTCTTGAATACTGTTGAGATGCTTGGTGGTGATTGGCAGCGTGACGAGAATGGAAAGCATCGGGTGTTTATCGCCGGAGTTGGTGGAAAGGCAGAAACGGAGTAAAATCCGGGTTCTTGTGGATACTTAACAAAAGGATGTGTAAATCGATGATATAACTATTGATGACGTAGGATTATTAGTAAAATTTTGGTAATTTTGATAATTGTGTTGAATAATATCTTCGTGTGGTGTATGCTTGAGACAACCTCAACGCGAAATGGACAAACCAAAAGAAATGTGAGGTTAATATAATGTGGATTATGATAATTTTGCTTATGGTAGCTGACATTATGCTTGTGTATAGTATGAGGAAAGTAGCTTCTATTGCTGACGCTCAGAGTGAGCAGCGGGTGATGGAACACAGAGATAATAAAAGTTAAGAATTTAGGAGAAAATATGTGGGTCAGTATTATTGATGAACCAATTCCAGAATACTTCAAAAACGGGAGGACGTATCTTTTGAGTTTATATTTTCATAAACGTTATGGGTATGAGATCAAGAAAGAAACGGATATTGCCATTGTATCTTGGGATAATTCATGCGGTTGTTTTCGTGAGTCCACAACAAAGCTGGAAATTGATTCGAGAGATATTTCGGAATGGTGGAAAGACATCTGATAAAAGTTAAGATTTAGGAGGATTTAATATGAAGTTGTCCGAGCTGTTATCTGTTATGAGTAAAGATGAAGTAGTGCTTGTCGCAAATGAAGGACATGGCATTTATGGACAGCATTTGATTTACAATAGTGTTTCAAAGATTTCGAAGGAAGATGCTGACAAGTACGAAGTTCTGCGGGTTGAACACAAAATGGACAAGGTATATTTTATCGTGTATGTAAAATAAAAGCTGAGATTTAAGGAGGATTTTATTTATGCTTTTTGAAAAGAATATGTTTGCTGACTGTTCTAAGGCTGAACTTGAGATGATGTTTAGAGCAATTGAAAAAGACGAAAGTTGCGGCCTACTTACTTTTGGATATGAAGCAATGGCCCGTCAAATTGAACGAATCCAAAGATACCTTAGTATTGATTACGAAAAGAAACGCTTCGATTCCGCTTCGGCATATAACATGGCGCAGAAAGAATTGTATGAAGAAATCTCTAAAAGATATTTTGAAAGCTAATAGGAGCCTAAGATTTCCTGAACTTTAAGGAGGTTACAATGAATATAGTTGGACATTCCGTTTTAGAACGAGCAGAAAGAGAGCTCCGGGGCCAGTTTTCTGATACTGATGTTGAATTTTTCCGCAGGGGAGATGGCATAGACGAACCAATTCACTTGGTCGTTTCGTTGCCCGGAATCACAAAAGAACCAGATGAGACAATTTTGATTGGTGAAGCCTTAATTGTTGCCGGTAAGGCAGCAAAAGAATTTAAGTACAACGGATATTTTGTCGATTACAATGTTTGATAAAAACTAAGTTCTAAGGAGGAAAATATTATGAACGAAACAAATTATGAAAAGAACAAACATGAAGTGACTCGACTTGACGCAATTAGAAAGATAGACATTATGGGGCTTGAAAAGTTTCTTGAGAACATTCAGAAGTATCCAGATCGTTATCCAAAGAATAAATTTGAATGGATTGTATGGTTACAGGAACCAGTTGAAGATAGAGTGCATTTTGATAATAAGGTGTTTTAAAATGATTTATACCGTAACAATGATTGACTCGTTCAAGGATGAGCAGAATGCGAAATTCAGCTCGCCGGTGTCAAATACCAAAGACATCTACTGGATGCCGGACGACAGTTGGATTGCAGGATTCTTTACAGATTTAGCAGAGGCTATTCAGTCTGTGATTGATAATGAGGCCGATGTCTTTGAACATTGCTACAACTATGCAGTTATCGAAGGGTACGAGGAAGGATTCTATCCTGTGGCTGAGTTGACGAGGTGGTTCAAGTATGATGCCAAGAGCGACAAGGCATTTGAGATTGAACCGCCGCTGCATAATAATGTGGCCGGATATGCTTTTTGAAGAAGGAGAATAAGACTATGAATAGTGTACTTATTGATCGGAACGCAGCTAAGAAGGTAGAATCCATCTTCGAGCATCCTGATAAGGTCTATTCGGTGTATTTGAAGACTGGCGGAGATGTCGTTTGGCTACAAGGTGAAATTGAGTTGTATGAATTTTTGCGCAGCTTATAAAACCAATATTTTAGGAGTGATATTATGAAAACTTTTGATGTTTTAAAAGCTGGACAGACTATTGTGGCCGAAGACGGGGACACAATGAAAGTTATTGATTATGATTTTTATGGGACGGGGCAGAAAATCATGTGCTTCATGTCGAATCATTGTGTATATCCATCAACTGAGTTTAATGCAGGCGATTGGGAGATTGAAAGCTGAGAGGAGGTTTTATTTATCACTAATAAGTTGTTAATAAATCGTGAGCAAAGCGTTGCTATTGTATGTATAATGTGCTTGCTGGCAGGGAATCTAGTAGCGAAAACGTTACCAAATGTTGGAGCTGAAAGCGCGTATACATATTATAATGGTCAATTTACTTCAAATGTTGCACAAGCAACAAAAGAGGATGAGAATGACGAGCCTGTGATCTTCGTAAAGGAAATCGTTGAGACGCGAGTTGTGAATTTCAGCCAGGGTAAACATGAACTCACAGATGACGAGCGTGCTCTTGCTGAACAGATTGTTGCTTGTGAAGCAGGTGCTGACAGCCTGGAAGGCCAGATGGCCGTAGCTCAATGCCTTTATAATTCTGCCGTGCTTGATGGCTTAACCATCCAACAGGTCTTCAAGAAGTATGGGTACAGTACCTTATATAATAGGAAGGTGACGGCAGAGAACGAACTGGCCGTGTCTATGGTGTTTGATTATGGCGCTAAAATTTCAAACAAACCTATTCAATGGTTTGTAACCCCGACTGCAGCTCCCGGCAGTTGGCACGAGCGTGGAGCAACCTTTGCTGGACAATTTGGCGCACATAGGTTCTATTATGATTCGAAGTTGGTTGTGGATGATGCTGAGTGAATGGCGTCATCTAAAATTTTGATAAATAATACAACAAAAAGATGTGTAATATATTGACTAAAACAAAAGGCTGTGTATAATATATCTTGAAAGTTGTTTGTGTGAGCGGAAGGCGGTTATTCTTGATGAGCGATAGAAAGGTTTTGAAAGTTATACGGGTTGATGATTTTTTAAAGTACATAAGAAAAAAGCGAGTGTGGGTCTGCTTTGTTTGTAATGGTGTGGATATTCACATGATCTGCAAAAAGATTGACGACATTGGCGTAGAGACGGGTGGGATTGTTAATGGCGTGGGGTTCTTCGGAAATGAGAGTCACATCGAGTTGCGACAAAAATGCCATGAAGTAAGGAGAATTGAACTTAGGTCTGGCTGTGCAGAGAAAGCGTATGAGATGATCTTCGATAATACCAGTGTGTTCGTATCAGAGAATCCTGAGTTGTACGGGCACTAAAAATATTTTCAAAAACCTCTTGACTTCTGTAATTGTATCCTGTATAATGTAGCTATGGAACGGAGCTACATCATTGTAGAGGAGAATGACTATGGATAACAATATTGACCCAAAGGTCGGAGAGGTTTGGTTGGTTGATCTATCCAATGCGACAGGTCATCAGCAACGCGGCATTCGACCGTTCGTTGTGACAAGTAACAACAAGCGTAACCTCTTCAGCCCAACAATCAAGGGGAATCCGTTATCTTCAAGAATATATAAGCGTTCTCCGGTTCATGTTCTACTCTCAAAGGAAGACTGTGAGTTCCTAGAGGTTGATAGTATCGTTCTCTGCGAAGAGACTGATACACTTAACAAAGGACAGTTCATCAAGAAACTTGGTGTTTTGTCGGAGCGTCAGATGAATATGATTGCAATGGCAAGGTGCAAAGATGAACCATTTTTGCTCGCAGCATTTCTGAGTGGCGTACAACATACTATGGAATTTCAGAATTTTGCCGCATTTGCTTGATTTGTTCTCAGGTTTAATGGTACACTACATAATAAGAAGGAGTGTGCCACTATGCTTACTGAAGAAAAAATCAAAGCTTTTGCCGAAAAGTATTCTGATAGAAGCGGTGAGTTTGTTATATCGACACTGCGTCACGTTATGGACTATGAGGCTGAACATGGGTATGAGTTGTTTGACTTTACAAAAGATGATTTTGTAAAGATGTTTGCTAAATACAATTGGGTGAACTCAAGTCGGTCGTTCAGAAATGTAAAGTCGATAATTACAGGGTACATCAAAAGTGAGGATCGAGCGAGCATGTATGACTTAGCTGAATTCTCGGAGAGCGATGTGAGTTCAGACAATATGTACGAGGACAAGTATTTTGCGTCAGTTGATGAGTTTGTTGATTTCTTGGATAAGTATGAAGAACCATATCAGATTCGTATGAATGTGATTGCTGCGCTGTACTGGATTGGCCTTACTTCTGAAGAAGTTTCTAATCTGACGATTAACGATGTTGACTTTGAATCACGTACTGTTTTGAATAAGACCGGTGTTGACGCGAGATTGATGAATATCATCAAGCAGTGTTATGAAATGAAACAATACGATGCTCCAAATATGGGTGGATACAGAACGTTTTATGTCATAAATGGTGATTACATCCTTCGCAAAACAGAGGATAGAACTGGTGCAGACAGTGATTCAAGAATGTCTACAAACACAATTCATAGTTATTTCACGCGCTTGAATGATATTCTCGAAAGAAGATATCATTCAAAGGCTTTAGATCGAAGACATCTGACCAGAAACGGCGAGTATGTCAAGGTTTATAACTACTGTAAAACTCATCCAGAATTTAATCTTGCAGAACTTAGTTTCGGAAATGGTAAAGATCCTCTTGCGGACATTATCGGAAGAAAGTGCAGCAAGGTTGCCTACATTAGTTTCCGGCAAGGATACAAGGGCTGGATCGAATACTTCCACAAAAATTAAAAACAGGGGGCTTCGGCCCCTTGATTTTAACATGGTAACTATATAACACAGGATACAGAAAATAGTATTTGAATGGAGAATGATAACAATGTCTGATTTCAAGAAATTTCGTGCACTGCTGCAGGACCACTTCAATGAGATGGTGAAGGGCGAAAACCCTCTGTTTATCACCGATGCAGACGAGGATGAACTGTACAATCTGTATCTCGACAGCTTCCCGGCTGGCACGAATGAGTTGTTCCGTAAGCGGCGCGAGTATGACTGTTCCTGCTGCCGCCGTTTCGTGAAGAATATCGGCAAGCTAGTAGCGTTTGATGATGGAAAAATGATTACTGTGTGGGATTTTGATGCAAAGTCTGTCAAGTATCAGCCTGTTGTGGACGCTCTGGATGCTTATGTGAAGAGCCGCACTATTGTGAATCCGTACTTTGTCAGTCGCAATATGATTGGTTCTGGCGATATGTTCGGCACCGAGATGAACTACGAGTACGATGAAAATCACAAGGATGTGCATACTTGGGACCATTTCGCAGTCAAGATTCCGCAGCGTTTCGTTGTGCGGCCTGATGACGTTGCTACCAAGATGGCTCAGTGGCGTGATTCCGCAAACGTATATAAGCGTTCTCTGGAAGAACTGACCATGGATGCTGTTGATACTGTTCTGGAGCTGATTGCACAGAATAGTCTGTATCGTGGTAAGGAATTTGAAAACGCCGTCAAGGTATTCAAGACTAACAAAATCGAATACGACAATACTCCGACTGAGAACAAGGCCGCTTATGTTTGGTTGGCACCGGCGTGGAGCGATATGGGACAGCTTCGTATCCGTAAGAAAGGCAGTGCCGGTGGGCACAATGGAATCAAGCATATCATTCAGCAGCTTGGTACACAGACGTTTGTTCGTATCAAGGTTGGTGTCGGAGCCAAACCAAAAGGATGGGATCTGGCAGATCATGTACTTGGCAGATTCGGAAGCAATGAACGTAAGCTTGTGGAAGAGGCACAGGAGAGAGCCTGCAAAGCTGTAGAGATGATCCTGGCTGACAGTGTGGATGCGGCCATGAACCAGTTCAACAAGAAAATGGAGAATGTATGA